ATTGTATTAAATATTTCCCTCGTGGAAAAGTGGAGTTGAATTAATGAATTATAAAGAAGTGAAGCAGAAGACATTAGATATGTATAATATCCTTAATGATCTTAGAGATTTGGGTGGTCATATAAAGTCACAGCCAGAGAATCAGGCAAAATATAATGAGATGTCAGATAAGATTATCATTACTCTGCTTGAGACATTGCTCATGGGAATAGTGGCAAGTGATCTGATAAATGAGTTTAATCTTGATGATAAACTTAATGAGGTATTCCATGAGAAGGGTTATACTAATGGAATTGGTGAAGAATTCAGACGTAGGGTTGATGCCTATACGAAGAAAATAAATAAATTGAAATAGGAGATTTCATGGAAAAAGTAGATGTAGTAGGAATGATTTTCGATCGGATGACGATTGATAATCCCTCAAGAACCCGGAAATTAAGACATTATCCTTCAAGTCTTCCGTATTATGAGAACGGAATTCCTCAGGGTAAATGTAAGAGACAGTTATTCTATGCTATGTCTGGTATAGAAGAATCACATCCGATTGATCCGGTAGCATTGTTTAAAATGGACATTGGAAATATTATTCATGACAAGATTGATGGTATTCTCAATCGGGCATTAGCCAGAGTATATGGTAAAGATTTTAATACCAGCGATGAAAAACTCGTGGCTTATGTCAAGAAAATTAATATGGTAATTGCTGAAAGGAATCAGTCAAAAATTGTTGAATTCACTAGAGCAAATGGATATGAACCGGACAAAGATGAAATTGCGGATATGCAATTAGAAGATCTTATTGATCCAAATGGTGGAGAGATTCCAATAATTTGGTCGGTGGACGGTCTTGAAATGCCGATGTCCGGACGGATTGATAAAATCATGAATATCAATGGCAAGCGTGGTATTGGTGAGTGGAAATCTACTTACGGATATGGTGCAAATTACATCAAGAAAGATGGTCCAAAACTGGAAGCACTTCTTCAGTGTAGATCTTATTTAACAAATCCAGAGCTTGATCTTGATTTTGTAATTCTGGTCTATATAGCTAGAGACAGTGGTTATATGTTCGGTTATTTTATCGAAATGGGTGAAAATCAGGATGATATGACTTTATTTCATATGAACAGTGGTAAAGCTGAAGTCAGACAGGTAGTTTTCAGTGAAATAGTCCGGGCATGTAAAGAGGTTGAAGATTTTGTTGAGGGTGAAATATTACCTGAACGTGATTATCATGTAAATGTTAATCCGAAGACAAATACTCTGGTCCAGAAGGGTGGAGATTGGCAGTGTCGGTATTGCAATTATCGTGGTATATGCTACGGAGTAGATAACTAAGATTTACCCTCCTTTAGCCGGGAGGGTACTTTCCTTTGATTCTTTGTGATAAGGTGGACCAAAAGGACCATGATGCAGAGAGAACCCAAGGAAAGGACAGGAAGATGAACATAGATTTTATTGAATGGATGTGTGAGAAGGCTGAAGGGTTTAGTATAAATAAGGATCTTGTATTGAGGTTTATTGATACAGAATGGAATGAAGACGGTGTTTATTGGCAATTATTGGAAGGAACAATATATTACCCTCTCCTCCTTCAGCGAGCTATTGAGGGTGCTAATAAGAAAGAAATAGCAGAGATAGCGCAAAATATTGAAGGTATAGAAGTATTTACAGAAGCTATGAACAGTATTAGAGTTTTTGCTTTTAACTATTATGATTCAATAGACAAAGCCAAAGAATCAGCACTCAAATATATATGGGAACAGGTTAAGAAATGACATATAGTAGATTTAAACAATTAGTAGTACAGAATGCACAATATGAATGTGAGGTTCCCGGTTGTGACACACAAGGTAGATTGACTGTGCATCATTTCTTTGCAAGAAGTACATATCCTGAATATAAAACTGATCCCGATAATGGATTACATGCTTGTGGTCCTTGTCATGCAGAAATAGAAACCAGAATTAGAAAACGTGATGAATCTGAATTAGAAATGTATCCTATAGAACGCTATGAGCATATAAAGGAGAAAGTAAATGGAAATTAAAACGTATTGTACAGATTGTGGAAATGAATTGGTATTAGATATTAAACCAGCTTTATTATCTATCCAATTGACTGTTGAACCATGTTTTCATTGTACAGAAACTACAAGAAAAGAGGGTTGGGATGAAGGTCATGAAGCTGGATATTCCGAAGGACTTGTAGTGGAGAATAATAATGATATATATAGGAGTTGATCCCGGAGATAAAAAACCCCATGGATATTCAATATGGAGAGATGATAAACTTATAGATTTTGGTAAATTGGAAGGTGTTGAACAATTTTTTTGTATTCTTGAAGACTATAGAGTAGGAACACCATTTCAAAAAGGTATTGAAGTACTTATTGAAGATCAATATCTCCAGCACAATTACAAGACTTCAAAATCTCTTACTTTTCAATCTGGTAAATTAGCTGGAATCTGTGAAATGTATGGAATAAAATGTTCAACTATCAATGTTGCTACATGGACTTCCAGATGGGGTGGATATAAAACTATTGAGAAGGGTTTATCCACTCATTTTCGGAAGAAAGAAAAGATTCGGAGATTGATTGAGTATATATATATTGAACTCAATATAGATGTCATCGATGAAGATGAAGCTTCTGCTATATTAATACCATATATTATGAGGATAAAGAAATGAGTTATCACTGTATAGTCCATAAATCAATTGAATGTAATGGTTGTCTTGAATGTGAAGACAGAAAAGAAGAATTGTTGACTGCTGAAGAAATAGAAGAATTTGAGCAGTTTGAAACATTATTAGAAGAGGAGAATGAAGATGATTAATCCAATTGATGGAAGATATAAAACAGATATAAATAAATTACTTGATGAAAATATCTTAATTGGATATTGCATGAAAGTTGAAGATGCTATTCTCCAGAGTCATTTATCTAGAATTGGTAAAGATGCAGTTGAATATGAATTTCCTACGATAATGGATATTCATAAAGAAGAACAAAAGACTCATCATCAGATCAAAGCTATAGTGAATTGTATAAAATCAAAGATCCCGGAAGACATACAACATCTTGTACATCTTGGAGTTACATCATCCGATATTTATGATACAGCATTTTCCATAATGATTAAAAATGTTATGGTTGAAAAAGTTTTACCAGAAATTGCTGTATTATATCATCAAACTACTCTTATAGCAATGAAGAATAAAAATGTTCTTCAAATAGGTAGAACTCATGGTCAATATGCAATTCCTATGACATTTGCACATACAATGAACAGCTATAGTTCAAGATTACAAAAGAGTATGATTGAAATTCGTGGTTTAATTAGTTTATTAGGTGGTAAAATTTCAGGTGCAGTTGGTACTTATGCAGGGATGAATTTAATAACTGATGCTGTAGTATTTGAGCATGAAGTACTTGAAAGACTTGGTATTGGCAAGGCTGATTGTTATTCTCAAATCATAGAACCTGAATATATATTAAGATTATTACTTGAAATTAATATTCATTTTGGTATAATAGCTAACATGGCTGATGATTTCCGAAATCTCCAGAGGTCCGAAATAGATGAAGTTCGTGAGACATTTGGTAAGAATCAGGTAGGATCATCTACTATGCCACACAAAAGAAATCCTTGGAACTCAGAACACATCAAATCTATGTGGAAAGCTCTGTCACCTAGAGTTATGACATTTTATATGGACCAGATATCGGATCATCAGAGGGATCTTACTGGATCAGCATCAAGTAGATTTATACCTGAATATATAGCAGGATTTTATGAAGCTGTTACCCGGATGCAGAAAGTATTAGATGGTCTTTATATTAATAAATATGCTATGATAGAAAGTATAGATGATTCATGTTGGATATCAGAACCTATTTATATTCTTCTTGCTGAGAAAGGAATTGATAATGCTCATGAAGTTTGTATGGAAATATCAGTTTTAGTGATTGGTTCAAAAGAATTTTTAGCTAGATTTAGAGCTGATTATCCAAGATATTGGGATTTAATAGTTGATGATATACCAACTAAATATCAGTATGCCGGGGTTAATCGGTCTGATATATAAGTACATTTAAAAGGTGAATAGGGTTTATAGAACCCGAGCAACTATATCAAAGGTACAAATCAAATTAATAAGGAGAACATTATGAAAGGTGTTTATTTACTCAGTCTGGTACTGTTGATAGTTTTAGCGATTCCGCTATTTGCAGACCATACCTTGGTTGAACCCGTAGGTGAATTTTCAGCAATCAGTATTATCAATAGCAAGGAGGAATCAGAAACACCAGATCTGTATATGACTGACCAATTTCTGATTGAGGCTATCAAGCCAGACGAAATTGTTATTCCGCCACTTAAAGAAGTGGAGTCAACTTTTAGGTTGAATAGTATACAGAATACAATTGGAACTGGTCGTACAAATATTAGAGGTGCACGTCGGATTAAATCCGGCAGATATTAACAAAATGAGTGCAACCAATAAATAAAATATTTTCTTAAAGGAGAAAGTATTCCATTTCCAACCGGGAGCAATAGTTCCCGGTTTTTATATAGGAGATCTTTATGAAAAAATTGATAATCATTATTTTATTCTTAATTCCAATACATTTATTTTCTGGAGATTTTAGATTCTATTCATTTGGTGAATTCTCATATTATCCAATGTTAACTGATTCAGTATCAATGCCATATGGGATTTATTTTGGTACAAACATAGGAATTGGTATAGAATGGAAAACATTGTTTATTGAAGTAAACCAGAATGTATTCATGACAAAAGGTGTATCATTTACTTTTACACCATTTAAGGAAGAATACTTTATAAGGGCTGGATTTTCATTTTGGGCAATTGGTATTTCATATGAACATTTATGTACCCATAGTGTTGATAATTTTAGAAATTATGGAGGGTATGATAAAATTTCTATAAATTTTGATACTAGAAGATTAAAAGGAGAATAGTATGATAAGGACTCAAACTAAACTTGGTAAAAGATGTACTACTCCAATTTCTGTAGTACTTGAGGGTAATGATAATGGGTCTTGGTTCCAATCTATGGTTCGATGTAAAAGATGTTCCAGTGAAAGAGGTCATACTATCTTCATGAATTCAAATAAGAAAATTCTATGGTGTCATATTTGTGGTGCAGAGAAGGAAATTAAGTGAAGAGAATGGAACAGAATGAATATAGAATTAATCCATTAAAGATGTTCACAAATGAAGTTAAAGAAGAAATGAAATTACAAAATATAAATTCAGCAACTTTAGCTTTAAGGATGAATATGAAAGAATCTAATCTTTCTTATCATCTTTATAAATCTGGCAATAGTGAAATTTATACTTTACATAGAATGGCAGAAGCACTTGGAATGAAGCTTATTATTTGTTTAGGGGATAAAGATGACTGAAATACAAAAAGCATTTGAAGAAGAATTTGATATACCAGATTTTCTTTGGTTTGATGGTGAAGATTATATGTATTATGAAGAAGATCCTCTATTAGACGAACAATGTCAATCTATTCAAGATCAGTGGAGGGGTTTTAAAGCTGGTTGTAAATATATGATAGAAAGTAGAGGAAAGAAAAAGAATACTTGACAAGGAGGGGTTCCCTGTGTTATACTTTTAGTAGGGGCAGGGAGAAACCTTAATGATAGACGTTGGTGTTATAAACAATCGAACCGAAACTCAAATCCTACTTAATCGTGGGATTTATCTTTATCCGGGTATCAATATCACTCCTCCAGACACACAGGATACTATTTATCAGATAAATCCTAGAAATATGCTGGTAGTAGATAAAAATTCAAATCACCGCTTACAGGCAGGTCAGAAATGAAAGTCACTATAGATGAATATTATTGTGAAGATTGTGGAATAGAATTTGATTATACTAATCCTGAAGAAGATATTTTACATGATAATATTGAATGTCCAAACTGTAAAAGTTTTAATGTGACATTAGAAGGAAGTAGATAATGGGTCAGTGGATAAAAGCATTACAGCTTACTGATGAAAAGCTCGAAAAAATAGAAGAGTGTCTAAATAAAGGTATGTTTGAATCACATACTATGCCTCTGGTTGACGTGGCAGAGAGTACATGGTATAAGTGGAAAAGGGACGCTAGATCCCTAAGAGAAGAATTAGAAAATGAAACAAAATTAGAATCTGAATTAGAATCTGATGATATTAAATTATTAAAGTTCTTAATGATTTGTGAAAAAGGTAGATCAACTGCAATTTCCGAAAATCTTAAAAATATAGTAGATGCCGGGAAGATAGAATGGCGTGCTTCGGCTTGGTATCTTGAAAGAGTTGATAATTCTAAATTTGGTAATAAACAAAATGTTGCAGTATCCGGGTCGCTTGGAATACACGATGTGGATTTAACTGAAGAAGAATCTAAACAATTCAAAAAGAATATGGCTAGTATAGGTTTAGGAGATCAAAATGAAGAATAAAATGACCTTAAGTGAATTATTCAGAAATGCGATTGTTGAAAAGTTAAATCTTAATGGTGAATTAAGAAAAGCTTTAATTGAACTTGGATGGACTCCACCGAAGGAAGAACAGAAAGAAGAAATTAAAAATTGTACTACATGTGGTTGTGGCAATAAAGCACATGATCTTCCAACTATAGAATGTTCTGGTTGTGGTCCAATGACTAATTATCATAAATGGATAGAAAGACCGGAGATGAAAAATGAATAATATTCTTGCTTTTATCGTTTTTATATTGTTTCTTGTCTTCGCTGTAGCTACGATGATTTGTGGGTACAAAAGGTCCACCGGGGAGAAAGAGTTCAAGGAAGACACAGGACAAAGGTTTATGCAATATCCTGAAAGGTGTATTAAATGTCAAGGTGATTGTAATATTTGTGAGGAGATAAATTGAATAAAGCAGAAGCATTTCTATATAAAAATCATCCTGTAATGTGGTTAGCATCAAAGCACCACAAGACTCATAAAAATGAAATGCTTGATTTTGTAAATTATCCTTATCTTAGACATATTTATCTGGATGAAAATGAAAAAGACATCATGAAATCTACACAGTCTGGATTAACAGAATGGTTAATAGTTCTGGCATTTTCTCTAGCTATGAATAATAAACAAATATTTTATACACTTCCTACTATAGAGTTAGTAAACAGATTTGTGAAAAACAGATTTGATAAATCTATAGAACATTCTAATTTTTATGAACAAGTCTTAAATTCCGGGTTGGATAAAGCATCTGATGCAGTGTCCCTTAAACATATCATGAATGGAGCTATAGCATTTACTGGTTCTAATAGTACTGTAGGATTCACTGAATATCCTGCCGATATCCTTATAGTGGATGAAGAAGATGAATGTGATTTGAGAAATTTGGAAATGGCGGTAGAGAGATTATCAAACTCCGATGACCGTAGAGAATTCAGAGTAGCAAATCCAACCATCCTCAAATACGGTATACATGGTAGGTGGCTTAAATCATCCCAATCTTTGTGGAATATTAAAGCTGATTGTGGACATCGTATCCAACCCGATCCTTTTAAACATCTACTTAGACAGGTAGACGAACATGAATATATTATTCGTGATGAAAAATTTGATTGGGATTCCGGGCAGGATATTAATCTGATATGTCATGAATGTGGAAAACCAGTTCATAGAAGAGGACCGGGAGAATGGGTTCCAACTTTTAAGGGTAAGAAAGAAGGACTCCAAATTAATAAATTATTTTCTACTAAAGTCACATTAAGAGAGATTGTTGAAAGATTTGATAAGGGATTGACTAATGAGACAGTCCTCCAGAGATGTTATAATGGTGATTTTGGTTTACCTTATACAGCAGAGGGATCAAATGTTACAACAAGTTCTCTTGATAAATGTATAGAAGACTTTTTTATGACAGAATCTTATACAGATTCAGTTTGTGTATTGGGTTGTGATGTTGGAACAATGCTTCATGTTAAAATATCTAGTATAACTCCTGAGGGTAAACTTAGAGCTAGATTTATTGGAGCTATTCAGACAGAAGAAGAATTTAATGGACTTTTTAAAAGATTTAATATTCTAGCTGGTGTAATAGATGCAATGCCAGAACAGAGAATGTCAAAAAGACTTGTGGCAAAACATAAAGGTTTATTTAGATGTTTTTATGGTGAAGGTAAGGAAGATATAGTCACTATGGAAACCAAGACTATCACAGTTCATAGGACATCTGCACTGGATAATGTTAAAGAATCTATATTACTGAAAAATACTTTGTTACCAAAAAATATAGCTGATATACCAGAATATTATGACCATATGACAGCATCTACTAGAGTTTATGATGAGAAGAAAGAGAAATACAATTGGGTAGAAACCGGACCAGACCACTTCTTTCATGCATCAGGCTATGAAATGATAGCTAAAAATCTATTAATGAGGTTGGCATCATGATAGAAATTTTATTGATAATTTTAGTAATAGGGTTAAGTATTGGTGCTTTAATAGGTGGGTATTTAAGAAAGAAATCATATAATGATTATCTTAAGAGGAAACGGTCATGAAAGCAAATTATATGAATCTTAATGGGGATGAATTGCTTTATGATTACCAATGTACCAATTGTGGACAACATTATCCAACTTTCCCGGTTTATTATCCGGGTAATAGAGTATGTAAATTCTGTCCTGAATGTGGACATGAATTTAAGAAACCGGAGGATGATAAATGAGTGATAATATAAATTCAAGAGTTAAGAAAGCTTATTTGGCTGAATCTGGTGAACTTAATCAGCTACCACATGGTCAAAGACCTACTATCGATCAGGATGGAAGAGGTCTTGATATTTATAATATAACTGAACTTCAAGGAGTATCAGGTAGAGGTAAAAACGGTAATATACTTACCGGAACAGTTCAAAGACCAGTATTTTCATTGTCTATCCAAGATAGAATTGAGATGTTCAAACGATCATCAATGCTTCAGGGTGTTGTAACATCAAGAGCAAAGAGAGTTTCTGCATTAAACTGGAAAGTAGTTAAAAAGAATATAGATGATCAAAGATTTGTAGCTGAAATTAAAGAATATAAAGAGATATTTAGTGAATTTTCTGATAGTAAAGATATTAAAGAGCTTACAATAGCTTTCCAAATAAAACAGAGAATAATGAGTATGCTTCCCGGTTTGAAAGATGATATGTCTAACTTCGACTCTGCACTTAGGAGACATAGAAGGCGCAATGATAGGGCAAATGAAGACACTTCAACGGAAATAGAGGAATGGATATCTCAACCATCTATGGGAGTGAATTTTTCTCGGTTCTTACATGAACTAACTATTGACCTTATGATTCATGGATCTGATGGAATATATAAAGAATATAATACAGATAATACAAAACTTGAAAATTTTTATATGCTTCCCGGTGGTACAATTTTTCCTTATAGGCAAGTTCATGTAGGCGGACCTGAAATTTATTTCCAAATTATTCCCTCCTTGGAAGCCAAAGCTTATTTTTCAAACGAGATCTCCTATCTTCGATATGTCCCAGTTTCATGGCAGACTATGGGAGAAGTACCACTGGAAGCTCTTATTAATAAAGTGGCTGAATCTATTCTATTTGATAAAAGGTCTGCAGATCAGGCAGATGGTACAAAACCTCCTGAAAAAGCAATAGCATTTGGTAAACAGCCAGCACCTATGGGTGGACTTACAGATAATATGTTTGAATTGCCTATGAATGATGGTGAACAAAAACGTATTGAAACTAAACTTAATCAAGCTAGGCAAGAAGCTATTATAACATTGTCAGGAGTTGGAACTCCTACAGTGATAGACCTTTCTAAAGCTGACACATTTGGTGCACAGCAGACTAGACAAGATAAATTGCTTCGTGATGTAGCACTTATTTATAATATGACTAATATGGAAGTGAATCTGGCTGGTGGTGAATTTACATCTGGTAAAGAAACTTCAGATGTTCAGAAAGAAATTGAACAGGAAAAGGGAATTGGACCTATTATCGGGATGATCGAAGAATTTATAAATCGTGATATCCTACCTTACCGATATGGTTATGATTTTGAATTTAAATTTGATATAGGACTTTCAGAACAGGAACAGGTAGAACTGGAAGACAAGAAAATAAAGACTGGAACTTATGCAGTAAATGAAATTCGGGAAGCTAGAGGTGATGATGTCTATCCTGAAGAACAATATAACAGACCTGAACAGGGTGCAAGTATGGAATCACCTGATGGATCACAAGGAAGTCCATTTAATATACAGGGTCCAGCACCAGCTCCAGAACCGGAACCAGCAGAAGTTATAGAAACAGTTGATGAAGTAACTGAAGAAGAACCTATAGAAGATACTGCTATGAATGGTGCTCAGGTAACATCAGCTCTTGAAATAGTTTCTAAAGTAAATAATAATGAAATATCAAGATCATCTGGTGTAGCTATGCTGAAACATTTCTTTGGTAAAACTAAAGAACAAGCAGAAGAAATACTTGGAGAAGATCCTACACCGGGAATTAAACCAATACAGGAGAAACCAATTGTCTAAGATTGTTGAAAAGCAATTAACACAAACAGAATTTGACTCTATGACTTCTCCCTTAGAAATGGATTTAGTGTCTTATTATCAAATTTTACAGGAAGCAGTATTGTCTGAGACATTTGATAGTTCAAGATCTCCTGAAGAAATGATAGAAGATATACTTAATATGGTAGCACCAATTGAAAATACTGGTAGTATTTCAGTACAGAAAGAAGATAGACCAGTAAATCACATTATATTTCAAGGTATGTTAATTGGTATTGAAAATCCGATAGGTAGTGTTCGGTCTGGTAAAGATCCTAATGGAAAATCTTGGAAAGTAAAAATGTACCATGATTATGGTTATATATTTAATACTAATGCTGTAGATGGTGACAGTATTGATTGTTATCTTGGACCAAATGAAGAATCAAAATTTGTGTTTATTGTAAAACAGGTAGTACCGGAAACCGGGGAATTTGATGAACTTAAAGTAATGTTAGGATTTAAATCTTCTAATGAAGCATTGCTTGCATATAGAAATCAATATGATAGTCCTAAATTTTATGGTGGGATGATTATGTATGGACTTAAAGATTTTAAAGATGCGATATTCGGAGGATTAAATGCAAAAGTCAGTTAGAAAATCACTTAATGCTATAAATAAAAATCTTAATTATGTAAGAAAAGCTAGTGAAGGTGATAAGCGTGTAATATTCGGTAAACCTTCTACATTTTCAGGTGGTGAATGGCATGCTGATGAAGGTGGACAGGCTCAAGATCAAATAGATGAAGCTACTGAATTTGGACAGGCACAAGATGAAGTAGATCAATTCACCTCTAATATGGAACAGGCACTTGCAAAATTGTCTCCCGAAGAACGTGCAAAAGCTGAAGAGAGATTTGGACTTAAACCTTCTACTCCAGAAGAGGATCAATCTGTAATAGATAACAAATTGACTGCTATGGAGGGAGTTCTTCAGAGTATGGGTATCGAAACTGAAGATACTGCAGGTGAATTTGAAAAACAATTTGGTATTAATCCACTTGAAAACCCAAATGCCACTCCAGAGAAAATCAGAGATATGATAGAACAGAATGATATACCTGATGATAGTGGAAATAGAATTGATGAAATATTTAATAATCTTTCAGAAGAAGAAAAAAGAGATATGTTGGAATTTAGTTTTGATAATGCAGATGAATTAATTGAGAGTGGACAATCTGATGAATATGTTAGAGATTTATTAAATAATTTTTCTGATGATGAACTTGATGAAACATTTGGAGAAGTTAAGGAGTCAAATATGAATAATCCAGTACAGAAATCGTTAAATACAATTAATAAAAATCTAGCAGGTGTACATGATGCACTACAAAAAAATGGTGTAACATCAACTAATGATGATCATAGTCATAGTTACCAATTGGACCGGGATGGAAATGGAGCAACTACCGGAATGGTAGGTGAACTTGGAGTTCAACATATTCATGATATCAGTAATTTTGAAGTGAAACCAGCACAGAATCATACCCATTATATTTAAGGTGGCTTTTCCTTACACTCTTTTACACCGGGGGGACTAAAGGACCACCGTAGTAGGAAAAATTTAAGGAAATTACAGGAGAATAGGTTCCTGTTAAAAAGAAACATAGGAGGTAGTATCATGGCGAAGATTTACTTAAACAGATTAGCTAAAAAATACGGAATAAATCCAAACGATGTATCAGGTACTAATTATCAGACTCTTATGAATGATATTCTTGCCCGGAATACTAAAAACATAGCTGAAACAACTGGTAAATTATCAGATTCACATTGGTCAAAAGCACTTGGAAAAGTATCTACCAAGGAGAAACGATTTACTATGCCTGATCTTAGTGAAGTTCTACCAGAAAATCAGGTTTATATAAAGAAGACTGCAGAATCTGGACAGCTAATCACCAATACTCTTAGAGATAGATTGTCAGAAGATTTAACCAGTGCACTTAATGAATTTAGAACTAAAAAGACTGATGAACAAGCATTTATCAGAAGAAGAGGTACTCAAGCTGGTACTATCAATCCAAAGGTAATAGACCTTTTCCAACAGAAGATTACAGAAACTTTTGAAAATTATACTAAGAAAGATCCTAAATATGGGATTCCATCAAATATAAAAACCATAGCAGTGACCGAAGCAAGGTCCGCTATAAACGATATAAAAGAAGCTTATACTAATGATTTGGTTAAGAAAAATCCAAATGTTAAAATGAGAAAGAAATGGATACAGAATAAATCTCTATCCAAAGTTCCTAGACAGGGACATGGAGTCGTAAATGGTCAGGTAATAGATAAGAATGTTAAATTTCTTGTCCCATTATTTGACAAAGATGGTAGACTTGTGGAAACTACACCTATGGAAAGACCACATGACCCTAATGCACGACTTGAACAAATAATTGGTTGTAACTGTGACATAGAATATTTTGCAGAGGTAATATAATGAGTAAAAAAGAAGAATTAATTGAAAAACTTAAGAAAACTGCATTTGAACTCTCGAAAGAGTATAATAACAGTATTAAGCTTGAGATTAATTTAAACCCAAAGTATGAATCTGTGAAAATCAATGTTACAGAATTTAATAAATAGGAGAAGATATGGAAGAATCTAGGAAGATTAGTTTCAGATTTCATCCTAATGATTGGGATCATAACAATCATGCAGTATTGAAAGATGAAGGTGGAAGAAAGAGGAGATATCTGGTAGGTATTTCATCTGGAATGCGTAAAGACCTTCATGGTGAAAACATGACAGAAGCTTGTATTAAATCATTTCAGGAACAAGCTAATTCCGGGGATATCCTTCTTTATGAGGGTCAACATGGAGTTAACTTTGTAGATGACATCGGAAAACTTACACATTCAGAAATCACTCCAGCAGGAGATTGGATGACTGAATATAGGTTATATGATGAACTTGATAACATGGGCGCTGTTACACTTGAAAAAGCCGATAAATTGTGGAAGCAGGTAAATGGAATTGCACCATATACAAAACCAAAGCAAAAGGGATTTAGTATAGAAGGTGAAGTTCCAGATGGTGGAATTATGAGTATTGATGGTACTGGTAAAAGAGTTATGAATGCTGTTCATTTGGATGGTGTTGTAGTTGTACCAAGACCAGCTTACAAAGATTCTATTGCTACATCAGTTTACAAGGCACTTGGAGTCATACCTCCTGATGTAGTCGATAAAATTCATAAAAATCTCGGAGAGAGACTACATGAGAAGGTAAGACAGGCAGAAGTAAGTAGTACATTCTATCAGAAGAAATTTACAATTGAATCTGAACTTGAAGATGCTATTTGCGAAATCTTATCTAGGGATAAATTCGGTACTTCTAAAGAGAAATTACAGATTTTATACCAAGAATATAGTGATTTAATGGTGCACTTAATTCTTCAGAATGAAGGTATTTTCCATGGAAACATTCCTACCGATGGTAGTGATGAAGTGTATCATGACTCGACCAGATTGAGAAGTTTACAACAACTCCAACTGGCGATACAAAATTTAACAAAAATGCGTGGAGGAAATGCATGAAAAAGAGTTTAGCTGATAATAAAGTTAATAAGGCTTTGTCACCTGAAGAGACAACAGTCCTTGAAAACATCGGTTCACTGGTTCAGCAGTTAATGGCTGGTGGTGAAAATACTGAAGTTGCACAGGCAGGAGTAGTCCCGGAAGATGAGGAAGAAGATCCTGAAATGATGCTTGCACAGAAAGAAAGTAATGGTCCTACAGCAAATCCGGAGACAAAAGCTGAAGATAGAGTGGAAGATCCCACTGATATCACAGAAGGAAATCTCTCCGAAGTCGGAAAATCTCTTGGGCTATTGCTCCAGTTAGTTGGTGCAAATAAATCTGCTCCTGCACAGGCAGTACAGAAATCTGCTCCTGCTGGTGGAGATCAGGTAAATATAGCAGTCTTACAATCTCTTGCTGAAATTTCCAATGTGATGAAATCACTTGCTAATCAGCAGAATCAGCAGAATACTGCTATTTCCAATATCCTTGATGGAATTGGATTTTCAGAAAACGTCCAGAAATCATTGGACAATCGACCCAAACCCGTTCAGAATTTGGATGCAAATGGGATCTTGAATGAACTGACAACAGTTCTTAAAAGTTTGAATGGTGGACAGAATGTTCAGAACAATAACAATAATGCATGGGGTAATGTAAGAAAAAGTTCACATGATGAACTTAGAGACTCACTTCCTGCAATATTTGGTATTAAATCATAAGTGAGGTAGTAAATGGACGTAGTAACTTTTAATAGACTTTTCGGTACTCCCGAAAATAAAAGCATAATTAGAAAAGCTTTTTCATCCGCTTCTGGAGTTGGACAGGCAATTATACCTGAACATCTTGAAGAAGTAATCACAAATACGTTGGTAAGACTGGTTCCTGAATTGGCAATTCCAGTTTTAAAATTCGATAATCAGAAATTTCATGAGTTTGTAAGACTGAATGCTCTTCCAAAACCCGGTTCTGCTATGGGTGAGAGTTCAGTAACTCCTACTAGAAATAGTACAACTCAGAGAGCTTCTGTTGAACTGAAAATCATGAAAAGAAAAGGTGCTGTAACTGGATTTATTCAGGATGCATCTGCAAATTTCATGGATGCTCAGGCATTTGAAATGGAAACTCATCTTCAGGCATTCGGTAATGATATGAGAACTTATATGCTGTATGGAAATAAGGACGCAGATGTTTATACATTTGATGGTCTGGATAAATTCATTGCATCATATCGTAAAAATACCGCTGAAGGTGGAGCAGTTCCAACTACATTGTCAGTTCTTGATGATATTATTGACAACAATATGAGGAAACAGGGTTCTTCTCATAGAAGAGTTTTTGAAATGTCACCTGAAATGCTGTCATTGTTTTCCAGATTATATACTCAGGTTCGGGATAATAGAGAAGCTATTCGTGGAACAAATGTTGTTGAAATCGATGGTGGTTGGAGACTCCAGACTTATAGAGACATTCCAATTGTTGAGACTACTGCAACTAGACCTGTTAAACAGACTGGAACTGTCACAACTGGTACAGCTACATCTGGTGGTACAATTCTCGCAGATGAATATTTCTTCTCAGTTGCCGCTGTAACTTGGGATGGTGAGCAGAGAGTAGCTACAGAAGTAAGTCAGATAACTACAGGAACAACTAGTACTATTACATTGACATTGACTAGTGATGACGAAGCTCTATTTTATAAAGTTTATGTTGGTCTTACTACTAATGTAACTCTATTAAAAACTGTTGTTTCTGGTTTTACTTATGATGGTGATGGAACTATTACTGGTAATACTACTTCTATTGTATTTACAACAGATCCAATGGTAGCAGATTCCTCAGTTCCAACTCATATGCAGGCTGATGTTCCTCTTAAAGGTACAGAAGCTAATCCAATGGAAGTTATTTTCTTTTGGGATCTTGATGAATATCAGGGTATGGGTAAACTTGCTTATACAAATAGTGCAGGTAGTAGATATGAAGGCTTAGCAACAGTTGAACCACTGGCTAAAACCGATGACAATCAGCCATTCCTAGTTAAATCATATCCTGCTTTAATTGATGCATTCGAAGCAACTTGTGCACTACATAGAGGATTTAGAACACTTTAAGGAGTAGTTAAATGGGTGTAAAAACGTCAAGCGATCTTTTCAATCGAAAAGATAAAAATGTTGGTGTTGTTCATAGTGGACCGAAACCAAATATCATCAATAGTCCTGATGCTATTATAGGTTTTCGGTTCCCTACACCTGTTCGGGGGAAATCTAGTATTTCCCTTGACATTGGTGAAGTGAATAAAAATGGACAATCTACCTACAAAAAAGTGGAACTGTCAGATGGAGTTTTTAAAATTCCGAAATCATGGACAGTTAAAAAGAAAAATGCCTATAAAATGGCACTTTTAAAAGCAGGGTTTGAAGAATTCGCAGAATTGCCAGTTGGTGAATCAAAGAAAAAAGAACCTCCAAAGCAGTATATTTATTTTGCTGGTCATCCTGATAATAAGGATGATGAAAAAATCGATGGTAATATTGCTGTTACAGTTGGTGAAAAAGAAATCCAGCTTGAAGTGGTTGAAGGTATCGTAGAAACCGAGAAGAAAGAAGTATATGATGCACTTCTTGTAAAAGGTTATTACGAAGCTAAACCTCCAGAGGAAGTAGAATAATAATGAGTTTTATTAATATGCAAGTAGTAACAGTACAACCAAATAGTCCTGATAGAGTATTTGCATATGAAATAGAACAATCATTGTCTGAAAATGGGAATGGCAGTTGGATATTGATTCCAGAAGATGTTATAACAATTGCTGTTTCTATTTCTTTTACAGATGGTGGAAGAGGTAAGGTTGAAACTACCACAGACATCGTATCTAATGTTAAAAATGATATTGGAGTTGTTCCAGTGGATTGGGCGCTTGGAGTAGTAAATGATACTATTCAAGATTCCGTAATTCCAGTTACTGCTATAAGACTTGTACAAACTTCATTAACTGGAAGTAGCAAATTAACTGTGAGGGCGCAATAATGGGAATTTGGAATACACATTTTGATCCTTATATAGAATCAGCTAGTGGAATATATACTGGTCGAACTCCGTATACTAAATTTGGAAGAAGACAGAATGTTCCTAGAGATGTATTAGTTGATGTCTGGAATGGTCCAACTAATGATTATATATTTACAGCTGGATTAATAGGATCAGCAGGAGTTCCACTTTATATATCAAGTGATAATATTCTTGATACACAGACTTTTTTAACAAGTGGTATAAATGAATTAGGTTATGAACAGGAACATACACAAACTATTGAAGGTCAAACTAAATTGAGACTTGGATCAACACTTAATTGGTTTAGATTTTGGAGAGCGATTACTAGACTTGGAGATAGTGTTATTGGAAACATTTATATCTATGAAGATACTACTGTTACTGATGGTGTACCTGATGATATGACTAAAGTTCGTGGATTTATTGATAATGGAAATAATCAAACACAAATGGCAATATGGACTATGCCATTAAATGAACGTGGTTCATTAGTTGATATATTAATAGGTACATCAAATAAAGTACAAGCATCAGTTTCATTTGAAGTATATGCTAGGGTAGTTGGTGGAACTTTTGCATTACAAGGAACTTTATCTGTTAACGCAACAGGAACAGGTGCTTTTCAAAGAACTTATTCAATAGGAAGACAATTTTTCCAAGGAACAGATTTTATAGTTAGATCGATATCAGATACAGTTGGTGTCGATATTATATCAGATTTTGATATTAAAAGGAGATTAGTATCATGAGTTGTCCAATACCTACAGCAAATGACATAAGAAAATATCTTAGAGGATATTGTATAAATTTATTGTCTACTACTATTGTATCTGGTACTACTGTTAATGAATCTAGTCTTATTTCAGATATAGATACAAGAAATTTAGAATCTCAAATGGGAATATCTGGTGTTGGAATTCCTTCTGGATCAATAATACAATCTATAGATGTGGTTGGAGTACTTGGTCAAATTTCAATTTCTGAAAATGCTACAGCAGATGGAACTGTAGATTTAACAGTAGAATTTTATACTGAAATGACTGATGAATGGATATCAAATAGAAGAGATTGTTTTATAATACCTTATATTGAAAATGCATTGGGTCTTACAATAAATGCAATATCTGAAATAGAGGAATATCATTCAGGTAATGGAAGTTCAAATTTAATATTAAATAAAAGACCTGTTATAGAAATAACAAATATAACATATACAAATATTCCAGCAGAAACACAGACTGGAAATTTACTTACATCAGTTGAACTTATTAAAGAAGAAGGTATATTAAAATCGAAATCAAATTTTAATGAAGGTAGTTTTGATCCTATATTTGCAAAAGGAACAAATAACATTAAAGTTAAATATAAATATGGATATGACGAACCACCATGTGATATAGCAGAAGCTATAACAATTATGACAGCTAAAAAGATATTAGTGCAAATTGGAGCTAGAACTGGTGGTGGAAGTCTTTCAATGTCATCTTATGCAAAAAATTATGGTAATCGTGGAAAATACACAGATATCATAAATTTACTTGATCAGGAATTATATTCTATTCTTAGAAAATATACTTCATCGGTGGTAGGTCAATGAGCACTTGTAATCAGGGTAGATGTGGAGTTGATCACGAATTTAAACTCGCTTCATGTGATATTAAAAGAACAATAGACCAATATGGAGCACCAGTACTTATTAGATTTAATGTTGAATCTGATGTGAAGAGAGATAAATATGGGTCTATCAAAAATAGGGTTAAAAATGATAATAATAAATTTAATCCTAATGCATTTCCAATTACATTTTCTCCTACCGATAAGCAAAAATCAAATGCTGGAATTAGAGAAAATACTGATGTTATAATATGGACTGCTATGTTAGATTGGATGAATGCTGAATATACTATTGAAGATCTTAATTCTATAAAGGCAGATGTGATATTAAATGGTAGAACTTATGAAATAGTAGATAAATCATTAAAAGATCAATTTGGTCTTAATTTTTTATATGTGGTATTGGGGTTGAATGAAAAATGATAGAAGCTAAATTTTCTACAAATTATGGAGCAGTAAAAGCAAGAATACGCAGACTGCCTAAATTAGTAGAACAATCAGCAGATACATTCTCAAAAAAAGATGCAGTAGGGTTGATAGAAACTTTCAGACAGGGTATCTCTGATGGTTCCTTTGGACTTGAGCCATTAAAACCTGCTACGGTAGCACAGAAGCAGAGAGAAGGCAAGAGAAAGCCGGGAACACCACTTTTCGGAGAAGGAGACAGTGAAGATAATAGCTATATTAACACATTTGCTATTAGAAGACTTAAAAAAGGATATAGAGTATTTCCAAGATGGGCTAAACATCATAAATCTGGATTAACTCTTAGAGAATTATTTGATATACATGAGCATGGTGCTTTAATAAGAATGAGAGATGGAACTATTATAAGAATTCCTCCTAGACCTGCATTTGCAAAAGCATTTAGAAGACATCTTAATAAGAGAAAGCAACAGGAAAATGTTAAATCTGTACAAGATGCTATAGACAATTTAATTAAAACTGGTAAAACTACTAAATTCAATAAGATAATCAAGAAAACAAAGGAGACAGATAAATACGATGAAACTTAATATAGAATCGTTTACATCATTATCCGGATGGACAATAAATTCTCCTAGTGTATTAGCCTTAAATGAATTCAAAGAATATATAGCTGGTATAAATAATACTACATCACTTATAGCACAATTTAGTGCCAGTGATACTACAAGAACATTAATAAAATCTATTACTCCAGTAGATATTACAGATTTTGAATTTCTTACATTTAGTATATGGAGTGAAAATAAAGGTAAACAGAAATATGGAAGAAATATTGAATCAGATTTCAATTATAAAATTAAAATAAATGCAACAGATGAATTTTATCTTCCAGTTTACGATTCATTTACAAATATAGATATAAATGTTAAAGATGTTACTTCAATAGATAGAATAGAGATTACAGCAATTCATGGTGATTTTGATAACATAATTTTATCTGAAATGATAGTTGAATATGAAGAAATGCCAATAGATCTTTTATTAGAAATGAAAGAGCATATAGAATTTTATTTAAATAGAAACAATGGTAAAGGTATTTTACTTGGTACTATTTCAGCTAGTGTTGGAGACAAAATTATAAATACTGGTGATTATGATTATCTAGACCGATATGCAGTTATATTGATTGACGATGGTGTAAATTCAGAAACACATCAATTAAAAGAAATAGATGATAATAGTTCATCAGCTAATCTTGGTGATAATTATGACGGAAAGACTATTAAATATGCCCATACTGATGCAGATATTTATTTAACATTTCCAGTTTATATTAATCCAGATGAAAGAGATGTAAGACTTCCCGGTATTTGTTTATGGGGTATCACTCCAGAACCAGTACTTAGGACCGGGAAACTTGATAGATTCATAGAAACATATAATGTAGATGGTTCCATAATTGAAAGAATGGAAGGTGCAGTATGGAACTATTTAATTTTAATAGATTGTGAAGCAAGAGCATCACAGCTTAATGCCATAATGACTAAAGCTATTAGAGATTTTGGCGCAAATGAAGTCATATGGGTAAATGGTAGAAAACATGAAATGGATTTTGGAGGGACTCCTACTGAAACAAAACCACCTCAGGGAATAGATATTATTCCTAAAATTCAATATCAGTTAAGTGTTGAAATTATAGAAATAATAACACCAGCAGAAGATTTAGCAAAAACTGAAACTGTTGATATAAATGTTAATATTGGAGGAGTATAAATGGCAAAATCAAAAAGTGTTCCTGCTAAAATTCCAGAAACTGTTAATAAAGATACAGTTTCAGTAATATTTAGAGAGAATAGAAAATTTGATCTTCACATTGGCAGAGATATGGTAACATTCAAAGCCAGAGAAAGAAAAGACATTCCTAAAAAATGGTTGAAACATCCAGATTGGAAGAATGTCTCAAAATATTTCGTAGTCAAAGGAGTTTAAACTATGGCTAGTAAAAATTTAAGAACATTTGGTTTAAATGGTAAAAATTTACCTACTAAGCGGACATTGGCTGTAGTTGCTTCTGATTTTTTAATCGGTGGTATAATTGCCAATTTTGAAAGAAAGTATAACAAAGCTTTCAAGGTGACAAGTCCAGAAGAATTTGCTGAAATTTTTGGTGGACAGATTAATCCTAATGATTATGGTCCTGATGTTGTAGATGGATTTTTTTCCAACACAGTTAATACAAGTCCAACATTATGGTTACAATCATTACTTGGATTCACTGGTGGTGCAGTCGATTCTGTAGTAGCATCAAGAGATATAGCAGATGTTGGTGCAGATGCAGATGCATACACAATTGAAGCTGGTTATCAGGAAGAACTTGAATATGGAATATCTGGAAATAGAACTGGATTTAAAATTACTCATGTCGATAGATTTGGAACTCTTGCATCAAATACAGTTCCTGCTACTGGACAGTCTTATGCTGAACTTGACAGTGTAATTGGTATTATCGTTGGTGATATTATTTTATTTAAAACTAATGCTGGTGCAAATCCTGTTCATAAAAAAGTTACTTCTATCGATGAATCACTTAAAAGAGTTTTTTGGTCTGGAGATTTTGAAGTCTCAGGTGGATCTGCAGAAACACTTGCTATTGATGATGAAGTAGTAATTGAAGGTTTTACAATTCAGACTTACAGGAAAAGTACTTCTGGAATTGAAACTGAAGTTATGACAGAACTTGGGAAACAAATTTGCTCAACAGAATCTGAAGTAGTAGATTTTTATGTTGAAAACATTCATGCATCAAATAATTGGATTAAACCAACAGAAGCATCAGCTTCATTACTTGGTGATAGACTTCCTGTTGAAAATGCTACAGTAATTTACCTTGAAAATGGTGCTGATGGTACTACAGTAGTTGATGCTACTGGAGCAAGATTTTTTTATGAAAAATTAAATGATACTGATGTAAGATTTCTTGCAAACCCTGAAACTACTAATGAATCTATTCAGAAAGAACTTGAAATCTACAGTAAAGCAAGGACTAAAGGTGATAACCCAATAGTAATTACAGTTATTACTGAAGATAGAACAAAATCTCAACTTATAACAATTGGTAATTCTTATCAGAGATCAGATGAAGTTGATATGATTATTCCTGCAAATTGGCTTAAAGTTTCAGATCCATTTACAGTTTCACCAAATGCTCCTTTAAGAAGTATTCCAAACTGTGGTCATGTTATGGGTGCATGGATAAGAACAATTGCAACATTCGGAATACATTATGTACCAGCTACAAATGAAATTTTATTACTTGGTGTAAGTGGTGTTTCTGGAGATCAATTTCTTGATAATAGAGATAGGACTGATATTGCTGAAGCTGGAATTAATGTTATTCAGGAAAAAATTGGTGTTGGAATAAAACTTGCTAACTGTAGAACTCCATCAACTGATACTGCATTTGCATTTGGTAATGGAATTCTTATGAGAAATTTTATCAAAGTTTCTTCTGTAGATAGTCTTTCTGGATCTGAGAATACACCGAACAGTCTTAACAGATTACAGAGTGATAAAATGGCAATTCTCACATTTCTTTATAATCTTTGGTTTAAAGGATCTACTGGAGATGTTCCAGAGGGTGAGACATTTGGACAAACTCAGGAAACTGAAGGACCATCTGGACCTACTGACCATTTTACAGTGTCAATTGATCCAATTAAAAATTCTAAAACTAATTTACAACTAGGTCAGCGAACATTGGATACTTATTTCACGTATCCTGCTCCAGCTGAATCAATTGAAATTGGTGTTGGTATATTACTTAGATAAGGAGATGATCAATGAAAAGTGATATGGTAGAAAAACGCAAATTAATCGCTGATGGTGAAGAACTTGAAGGATTGATTTCTGTAGATCAGTATGAAAGAGCTGAAGGAACTGTTGAAGTTCCGGGACTCAATAAAACAATAAATGTTAAGAATGGAGTAACAGTTATTCCTCCTATTCCTATGATATTTAAAATCACAAGAAATTCTAAAACTCTTAAAATTCTTCAGGATTGGAAAGAGAAAAATGAATATAAAGATTGTGTAATGATCATAACAGATGGTGCTGGTGCAGAGATCTCAAGAGAACTCATGCCAAATACTGAATGTTCAAGATTGGCTGGACCTGCTTATGATGCTTCTGCTCCGGTAGTTTCATCACAGGCTGTAACATTACTTCCTGAAGATATTATACCTATAGATCCGGAGTAATAAATGGAAGAATTAATATTACCATCCTATTATAAAGGACAGATTTTTACTGAATGTGAATTAATTAAACCTAAAGGTGGAGTTTTAGCTGATGCTGAAAAAGCAACTAATGATATGATTGGAATTGTAAAATTAGTCAGTGGTTGCATTGCATCAGTTGTGGATTTTAATGGCGAAATAATTTCTAAAAAAGATGAAATTGAAGGAATTGTTCGCCATATGCCATTTCAAACTGCAGAATATTTAGCAATGAAAATTTTTGCTAATAAAACTGATGGTGCGATAGAACAAATAGTTCACTGTCCAAGATGTAAAGAGCGATATATCTATGAATATATAGATGAAGATATGGATGAAAGAATTAAATTTGATGATCTTGAGATTATGATTTATGAAGGTACAGAAGAGCCAATTATTTTAGTTACTCTTAATGAACCAATTGAGATTAAATCAAAAGATAAAACTATTCTTCATTCAATTGAAAATATGCAATTTAGATTTCCTAATATGAATGATGGAATATCAGCTAGTATGAAATTTCCAAATGATTCAATTAGAAGACAATATCAAATGTATATTTCAGCCATGACCCATATGAATGGTGAAGAAATTGATAATAAATTTAAAAATATGTGGGGTATGTTTATTTTTGATAGAATGGACACTGATGATATAAAACAGATAGCTGATGAACTTCAGAAATATGGTATGAATAAAAAATTAAAACATACTTGTTCTGAATGTGAAAAAGAATTCAGTTTTGTAGTGGACACTTCAAATTTTTTCGAATAGAACCTTCTGGAGTTTTAGCCGAGCATGAAGGTTCTGAAAATCCTTTTAATTCTATTCGTGGAATTAGGGAACTAGGCTATGGAGAGAGAAACTTGGTGTTAGATACAATTATTGTTAATTCAGTTTTTACAGGAGCATTCTCTTATACTGATATAGCAAATTTTGACATCGATTTGATAAAAGAAATAGTCGAAACGGCTAGAGATAAAATGAAGAAATAGTCCTCCTTTGTAAAGGGAGGTACTTTTCTTTGACTTATTTATAAAGGGTGGTCCTTGTGGTCACCCGGAACGAGAGAGTCCAAGAAAAGGGCAGGAGAAAGGTTATGGCAGATGATTTAGCATTTACTTTCGATACATCATTTTTCGAAAAAGGTGTTAATAAAATAGTAAAAGGATTCTCAACTATAGAAACTAAAGCAAATACTGTAGCCAAAGGTGTATCAAAAGGTTTATCAATCATGGCTGGCAAATTAGCTATTGTATTTGCTGGATTTAAAACCATAAAAAATGCGTTATTGGGAATGCCAGAAGTTGGACAGGCTTTTGGTATTGCTAAAGATATATTTATGAAAAACTTGCTATATCCATTAAGAAAAGAATTATTTCCATTATTACAAAAAATGTTGAATTGGGTAAGAGATAGTAGAGTAAGATTTGTAAAATGGGGACAGAATATAGCTAATATATTTAGAGCTGTAGTATCTGGAGCTAAAAGAATAATAGCTTTTGTTAAACAAATGTCAACTGTAGTTGCAAATATTGCTGAAAAAATATTTGGTGACAGAATAAAAAGTATTGAAGATATATTTAATTTAGTAGCATTTAAATTATCTGTTATAATTCAATTTATAAGTATACTTGTTGAAAAAGCTGGAAATATTTTTGCTAAATTTGCTGAAATATTCTTTATGGCTAATAATGAAGGTAATTCTTTCATTACAATTTTAAGTACAATTGCTGAACTTTTTATGAAAACTGCTAATTTTGTTATTAAAATGGCAGATAGATTTATTGATGGATTTTTACCAGCTATAAGAGAAATTGCAACTCCAATACAGAATATATTAGATACATTTGGTAGAATCAGAGATATGATATTTACTTCAACAGATGCTATGGAAACATGGGGTGCAATATTTGAAGGACTTGGGTCTATACTTGGTGGTGCAATTATGTTAGCATTACAAGCAATTGAATCTATAGTATTGGGAATTGAGAAAATATTTTTGTCAATAGAAAAAATTAAAGAAGAAGGTTTTTTAGGAGCTTTTAAAAGTTCTGTTGAAACTGGCAAAGAAAGTGGTATCACTGGAGCACAAAGAGCTGGAATTAATATTGATGTTCCTGAAGGAGTCACTAATTCATCATCTGATACATCTTATACAACTGTAGTACCAATAGATTTTACTGGAATGAGAATTATAGTTGAAAATGGTGGAGCTGAAGAAGGGCAAGAATTGGGTACTAATCTTGTTGAAACAATAAGAGATGAATTGAATAAAGATTATGAGAGGTTTGGATTTTGAATTTTAATATACCAAATTACGATTTTAATTTGCCATGGTTTATGTTTGATATTTCTAATAAACAACTCATTACGACTAAAACTGTACCCGGAGATATGGCTGATAATAAAGAAATATTTCTTACAGAAACACCAATTCCGGGATTGAATTATTCTCCTGTTCAATATGGTGGAAATGGAAATAGAAAAATTTCATTCACATTACCACTTGTAAAAAGAAATAATACAGTTGGAAATAGTTTATTATTACAACAATTTTCAGCTTTAAGAAATCAAGCTGTTGGATTGCTTGATATTTTTGCTACTCAATTTAATCCAAATCCAAAAGTATTATATTATTGGGGTACAGGATCAGTTCCTCTAATATATTACGTCAAAAAATGTGATTTTAGCAATAAAAAACAATGGACAAATCAATTAGGTCAACCACAATTTTCTGAAGTAAATATTGAATTATGGCTTGATGAAAATCATGTTTTATATAAAGCTGAAGAAGCATTTAGAAAAGCATCTATTATAACACAACAAGCAGTAGTTGCTTTTGATGCTATAGGTATATCTGGAGGTAAAATATTTTGAGATATTTCGATATTGATACTGTATCATTTAATGATACTAATGGTCGTGTTGTTCCAATTAAAGATATAAGACCAATTCCAGTACAACAAATAAATTTTGAAATTGTAACTAAAGAATTTGATACTTTAGATGAAATAGCAAGTAGAAAAGAAATTTATGATGAAGGTTCAGAAGATTTATCATATAAAATATTTGATGCTAACATAATAGAATTATTTGAAGCTGAATTTGATATGGCTAAGATTAGGAGACTTAAAATACCAGTATGATTGGAATTACTAATAATGATAGTTCATTTTTTGAAATCTCTTCTGATGATATTAATTTAGATGATAATTTAATGTCTAAAAATCTTATTAAATTAAGCATTACAGAACAGAGAAATTCAATGACTCAGGGTACTTTAAGTTTTTTAGATCCTAATGACATATTTAGTAGAATATTAAGAACTGGAGTTAATTTAAAAATTTCTTGGGGATATAGGAATAATTTATTAAAACAAGATATTGTGAATAATAAATTTAATGTTGACGAAATAAATGGTAGTTTAATAAGAAGAGGATTAGAAGGATTTATTTCTTCACCTAGTGGAGGTGGAAGTAATAAAGGTGTAATTACTTATAATTGTAATTGGACAGCATTTAAATTTAGAGGTCTTGATGAATCAAAAGTTTATTCATCAGGAACTAAAAAAGATGTAATTAGTCAAATATTTGATAAAATAGGAGTTTCTGCATCAAAAAGATTTATAAATTTTGATGTATCAAATGATCAATTAAATACAGATAGATCAGTAAGACAGGATGAAACTGATTTTCAATTTTTAATAAGACTTGCAAGAGAATGGTCAGCGTTATTTTCTATTGGATTTTCTCCAAAAGGAGAAGTAGTAGCAGTATTTATGTCAACAGATAAAATTGGTAATAATTTAATGCCTTCATGGATGCTTAATGCTACTGGAACAAACCATGCAATTGGATATAAAGGTGATATAAATAATGTAATATCTTATACTTGGAAAAGTAATGAATCAGAAAATGGAACTGGTTCTAATGTACAATTAAATTTTGTTGATGGTAAAGTAGTCATTAAAAGATTTGTTGCAGAATCTGAAAAGGTAATATCATATAGATTAAGACCAGATAGAATTAGAGAAGCTATTAATGGAGCAGAAATAGATGGAATAATAGCTCAGACAAAAATAGTAAAAGATTTATTAAGTGCTAATGATTTTGAACAAATAAAACATTTTTTTGATCCATATGAAAGCACTACTGCACCACAGGGATTTGGTTATAGAATTTCAGCTAAAATGTTTGGTAATCCGTTAATGATACCACCAAATCAAATTATAATAAATAATGGATTTCCTGATAGACTTGGTGGAAAACAGGCAAAATATTATATTGATAAAGTTATGCATGATATTGATAGATCTGGATATAAAAATAATGTTGAAATAGTTGATGCATTTTCATTTTCAGATATAGGAGTAGGATTACTATGACAGATAGAGATTCTATGATTGGATTAATATTCTCAGCTGTACAACCATTATTAAAATATATGGTTCCTAGAGAGGGTCAAGTTAAAGATATCAATGATCCAGAAAAGAAAGGTAGAATATTAATTCAAATTCCATCACTTGGATGGGATACTAATAATAAAGGTGCATGGTGTAAACCTATAGATAAAAATTCATTATCAACAATAAAAGTTAATGATTGGGCAATAATTCAATTTGTAGATGGAGATCCTAATTTTCCAATTTATATAGGTAAATCAAATAGAATTAAAGATCAATTACCTAAAAATTATGATGGAAAATCAACTACACATGTTTTATTTGAATCACCTAATGATAAAATTAAATCGGTATATAATGAGGAATCTGATTTATTACAAATTGGTAAATCAGATTTTAGATCATCTGCTAGGAAAAATGATACTGTTCAAATAACATTAAGTGCAACTGATATTCAAGCTATTGCTGTTGCATTATTGACAACTACTGCTTTTTTACCTACTGGTACACCACCAATACCAGCAACAACTCCAGTACCACCAATAACGGATGGTATAATAACTTCAGGTAGTTCTCAAATAGAGGTAGGTGATAAATGAGTGTAGAACAACTTAAAGATTTTGATAATTTTTTTTATTATGGTTCCGGTGATTTAGGAATGGAAATTGAAAGTGATATTCACCAAGTTGTCAATCAAAATAGTAGGAGTTTATATTATAATAGAAGTAATGATTCTGCTGGATTAGATGAATATGAAAATATGCCAAATACTATAATATTATCAGTATTAATCCCATATAGCATAGTTTCAGCTTTATCAAGAAGAAATACATATGTTGGTAATGGTCAAGATAAAACTAAAGACAGAAGAATAATATTATCACAAAATTCTATTAAAATTAAAAATAAAGAAACTGATGTTGATATATCAGTTTTTTATATACCATTATCTAATATTAGCAACACACAGAAAACTGTTGTTAAATTTTCAATATTATAGGAGATAGTATGGCTATAAAAAATCCAATTCAATTTACAAGTAGAACATTTAATACTATATTAAATGATATAAATAGTGATTCTGAATTAGCTGACAAGCCAAATTGGTTTAAAAGAATATGGGCTGGAATTGGTGATGTAGTATCAATGTGGATTAATGCTATGGGTAATAATCTTGTATTGAGAACTTCATATACAAGGCAAAATACAGTAGATTTACTTGAATTAATAGATTATTTTTTATCTCCACAAGATACTGCAAATGGAGATATTTTATTTTATATAGATTCAGGTGTTTCATTTCCATTCTCAATTTTAGAAGCCAATTTAAAAGCACAAACTGCAGGATCATTAAATGTTTCGTCTAAAATATTCGAAGCTAGATCTGGATTAACTGTTAATGAAATATCAGAAGGATTTTTGCCCGGAGCAGTAAATATTAGTACAGACATTATTACAGTAGTTAGAACTTTTACAACTGGAGAGAAAATTATATTATCTGGATCAGATCTTCCAGATCCTCTTGTTGCTGGAACAGAATATTGGGTCATAAAAGTATCAGATACAACAATAAGAATTGCTACTTCATTATCTAATGCTTATGCAGGGATATATATAGATTTAACAGATCAAGGAACTGGAACACATAATTTAGTATTGTATTCAGTTCTTGTTACAGTTTATCAACAGGAAACTCAAGATGAAAGAAGTATTGGTCAATCTGATGGTAATACAGAATGGCAGAATTTTTCGTTAGTAGAACAAAATATATTAAAAGATACATTGATAATTAATATAAATGGTGATATATATGAGAAAGTTGATACATTAGTATTTTCAGGTCCAACTGATAAACATTATGAATTAATATATACAACAGATAATGTTGGATTAGTAAGATTTGGTAATGGTGAATATGGAATAATACCACCAGCTTTCGACATTAATTCTATATTTGCGATTGGTGGAGGTTCTAATAGTAACATAAATGCAGTAGATAATATTAATATTTATGCTGGATCTGATAATAATATAGTCGGAGTATCAAATTTCTCAACACTTTCTGGAGGAGATGATCCAGAGAGTGTTGATACTGGTAAAAGACTTGGTCCTCTTTTATTAAAAGCACGAGAAAGATTTATTACTGGTGAAGATGGTAAAGCACTTGCTGAAAATTTTGGTGGATTTTCTCAAATAAGAGTAAATGAAAATGCATTTGGTATTTTATCATCACAAATAATAGGAATTGCTAATGGTGGAGGAAATGCTTCTACTCAATTGAAATCTGATCTTGAATCATATTTAATTTCAAGAACAATACTTGAATCTATAGATGTTAGAGTACAAGATGCAACTTTTTTAACACAAAATGTAACATCAGCTATAAAATTACTTCCCGGTTATACTTTTGCTAATGTAGAACCATTTACTATTCTTGCATGGCAACTATTTTTTAGTGAAACAGGAAAAGAAATTGTTGAAAATTTTGAAGCTAATGGAATTACATCAACTGTTTCTTTGATAAATACTATATTTGGTACATCATTTTCAACAGGTGATTTTGATCAAATACAAACACTTGTTGAAAATCTTGAACCAAGATTAATTGGAGTTGATATTCAAGAATCTGATGCTTTTGGTTATATAGATACATATGTTTATGGAGTTGATTATATAACAATATCAGCTCCAACATTTCCAATATTAGTTGACATTGATGAAATTACAACTGATGGAACTATGACAATAACGGAGATAATATAATGTTACCAATACCATTTAGTAAATTTATACCATCATTTTTTAATAGAGATAATAAACTAACTGCTATGTCAGATAAAATAGACTCAAATCTTTCGGAATGGAAAAATGATATATTAAATTTAAATAATATAATTGATCCTGCTATAATTGATTCAGTTTTACTTGATGATATTGGTTCATATTTAAATGCTTCAATATTAAATACAGATTCAAATAGAATTAAAAGAGAAAAAGTTAGTGAAGCTATAAAAGGACATAAAAATCGTGGTTTATGGGAAGATGATGCAAAGCCAAAAATAGATAGTATAGCAGGTGGAGATTCTAAAATATTTAGATCTACTGATTCTTCTGACTGGATTTTATTTGGTGGTGAATCTACTGAAGTAAATAATTATTGGGGAACTATTGGTGTCGATGGTATTGATGATGAATTTGGTTTAGATTTAATAGGAGCAGGAGATGAAATTGAAGTAGCAGGAAATATCTATATAGATGTAGATAATGATTCTCTAACTGTTGATGAAATAGAACAAATGAAATTATCATTAATTGATGTAGTACCATCTTACTATAGAGTATTTTTGGGATATATAGATGTTTCAGACCAATTTGTAGTATATAGTAACGGTATAATAAATTAGGAGGATATATGAGCAAAATAAAAAGACATAATTCAGACTATTCTAGTGGAATACCTCTAGCAGTAGGAGATAGATACTATGGACAAGATCTTGGAAGAGATTTTAATTCAATGCTTGATTTTTTAAGTACAGCTATGATTGGAATGGTTGGTCAAACTCCATTACTATTAAGAGGTGGGATATGTTCTCAAGGAACTGGATTTGATGATATGAACATAACTCCTGCATTTGGTATAGTAGGACATGCTGTTGATACTCCAGACGATTTTTCATCATTACCACCTACAGTACAATCAGAGAATATATTAGCATTAATTGTTGAAAGTATTCAACAAACAAATCTTGATTTGACTACTGGAACTCTTAATGGAGTAGCTACTAATTATGTTAAATTAAGATATTTAGAAATTGATGGATCGACTAGAAATAGAGCTAAAAAATCAGGGTCTTATGTATATGAAAAAGAACCATCATTTGAAATTGTAGTTGATACAGTTTCACCAACTATATATGATATTCAGTTATGTTCTTTTATTGGAGATGGATCTACATTTTTAACAATAACTCAAGAAATAGCTTTTTTTGATAAAACAGACCTTGCTATAGGAACAACATATATTCAATTTCCGGGTGATGATGATCCAGCAACATTAAATTATATTGGTACATGGAGTAATGTTTCATCTGAATTGGCAGGAGATTTTATTCGTTTTGAAGGTGGAGATGCTTCTGCATTTGAAGCTGGTCAGCAATCAGATGCTTTACAGAAAATTACAGGTATATTAAGTGTTGCTAGATTATCAAGTGGTGGTGATATTGCTGGAGGTGTTTCTGGTGTTTTCACTACTGGTGGTCTGGCTGGAAGCAGAGGAACTGCAAATACTAGTGGTTCATTATCTTATAGACAAATTGAATTTGATAATGCAGATTCAGTATCACCTAATACAGCCAAAACTGATGATGTTGAAACCAGAGCTGTGAATAGAACAGTAAGAAAATGGAGGAGAGTATCATAATGGAATATATTAAAATTGAAAATGGGAAAGTAACTGGTCATTTTTCTTCTAAAGAAATGCCTAAAGGGAAAGAATATAGAAAAGTTATAGCATTTGGTGGGTTTGTTGGATGTGATTTTGGTATGTTAAATAGTGATGGTTCTGTTAAATCTGAGGAAGAATTGATTTCACTTGGTTTTATTAAAGATAATAGAGGAGACTATTTTAATATTGAGAATAAATCTAAAATAACAATATCTCAAATTGGAATAGATATTCCAGAAAAATATACATCTATTAAACCTAAACAGTTTGATGAATGGGATGGTTCAAAATGGATTGAAAATACTAATAAAAAACTGGAATACGAAAAAAATATTAATATTTTAGAAGCTAAAGAATATTTAAATTCTACTGATTATAAAGTAATAAAATCTATAGAGCAAGGTAAATCTATTAATGATCTTTATCCAAACGAAGCAAAAAAACGTGAAGAAGCAAGAGAAATAATAAGGAATTTAAAATAGTGGAAGATAACGAAAAGAAGGACATCCTTAAGGAACTAGCATCCATGAATAAATCATTGCAGACTCTTAGTGAAAATATGGTGGCTTTTGAAGGTAGAGTAGAAACAGCACTTGCAGAGACTAATGGCAAGTTAAAAGGAAATCATGAACTGATTACTCAGGAACTTCATATGTATGTTCATAAAGATAGATGTGAAACTCATAGGACAGATCAAAATAATAAAGTAACAGATATTGAAACTAGATTAAAAGAAGTTGAATATAATATCAAGCAAATTAAAGATGATAAAATTTCTAGTAAAAATGTAGTAACAGACATAATAATTGCTTGGGGTCCCGGTATAGCAAAAACTGCAGTATTAGTTACTATGATTTTAGTAGTTCTTTCAAAGGGTTGGATTAATTTAGGAGGATAATATGATATGGGCATTTCCCGGCAATACAAAAATTACAGCTGGATTTCATGAACCAAGACCAATGTCAAATCCCGGTGAACATCCACATGGAGCTATAGATATAGCAACTCCAGTAGGATCTACCATATTAGCACCGGAACATGGAAAATTGATCATGTATTTTGCTAGAAGACCAAAAGATGGTTTATACTGGAAGCCAAATGAAATGGGACATTTCCCATATCGCAATTATTTTTATGATATGTATGGTGGATTGTTAATTTTGAAAGGTGAATCAGGATTAACTCATGTATTCACTCATATTTATATGAGCCAAATGCATAATAAAGAAAAACATGATTGGGCATATATAGAAGAGAAAGCTGATGAAAGATTTGCAATATTTTGTATGTTAGCTGGTGAAATTGAAGTATTTGAAGGTGCTAAAATAGGAGTTACTGGAAATTCAGGTTATTCTACTGGTGATCATTGTCATTATGAATTACATAAAGGATTTGTACGTCAAGCACATGCTGATAGACCAAATCCACAAGAAATATTATGGGATGAATTTAAATGAAAATTAATACTATTAAGTTTACAGTAATTATGGCATTAATTGCTGTTATAGCTTTTCTTGGATATGGTCTTATTTATATTACCATTGATGAGAGTAGTCGAAATACAATAAAGGCAGTAATTATAGCATTATGCCCAATTCTTGGGATTGCAATAACTAATTTATTTAGAAAACCGGGATCATGAAGGAGTAAATATGACTGCTATAAATAAGAGAAAATTACAATCTAGAAGATGGTGGATTGTTGTATGGGCTATGGCTTATGTTACAGGAATGTCCATATATGGTGTAGCTAAAAATAATGTTTATATTTGGGGATCAATAGCAGTTGTTGCAGGGATTATTGTCTCATATATGACAATTTCTTCATTGAAGAAGAAAAAGGAAGAGGGATGAAATGCTTAAGATTATTATTATTTCTATTATTCTCATTTTCTGTTTTCCCGGATGTGCTACCTATAGACGAGTTATTGAATCAGCAAGAGAATCTATTGAACAACTTGAGCAACTTAACGCTGATGAAACAGCAAGAAATAAAATATTGGAAGAACTTATCATTGCAGAGAGAGCAGGAAATAAAGAACTTGAAAGAATCATCCGAAATCAGAAATCAGAACTCGATGGATATATTGAATCAGAAAGAATTAGAAGTGAAGATGAAAAACGAATTATTGAAAGCCTCAGCAATATCTTTAGCCAAGAGGCAGACATTATCGAAAAACTTAAAAGGGGATATCAACTCATTAGAGAATATTTTGAAGCGCAAAGAGTTCTGGAATAAAATTTCTATTGCTGTATTAATTGCAATGTCTTTGATAATTACAGTTGAAACAGTTATTATAATAAAGAGAAAATAAAACTTGGAGGAATAAATGGCAGTATTTAATAAAATTAATGCATTTCTTTTGAATTTAGGTCAGAAAGTGCACGATTTAAGAGCAGCAGGTGACACATTGAAAGTATATCTTTCAAATGAACAACCATTATCAACTGATACCATAAAAACAAATGTGGCAGAGATCACAGCAGAGAATGGATATCCGGCAGGTGGAACAGATATACAAAATGATTGGTCAGAATCAGGTGGGACTAGTTCCCTTACTGGAGTAGATGTAGTATTTACTGCATCAGGTGGATCATTTGGACCTTTCCGATTCGTTCCTTTATATAATGATACTCCAACTTCACCATTAGATCCTTTATTAGGATGGTGGGATTATGGTAGTTCTATTAGTATGTCTGATGGTGAAACATTTACTGTTGACTTTGGTGCAACAATTTTACAGGTATCATAAATGGAAAAGAAAAAACGTCCCAATGATTGTTGTAATATTGATGATAATATGATTAAATATATGGAAAGACCAGAACTTGCAGTTGAAGAATGTAAAATTTGTGGTTGTAAACATCGTCGTTTAATTGTAGAGAGAGCAATTTTTAAAACTACTCAGGAAAATTCAAACCTGAACAGGAGCGAAAAATGATTGATTTAAAAGAAGTTTATGAACAGGCATTAAAAGATAAAGAATCTATTCTTAAAAGTCTTGAACCTTTAAGAATAGAAGAATCTAAATTAGTTGAAAAAGTTCAATCAGCTGAAAAAGAATTGCAAGTTGTTAGAGATAATATTGTGAAAATTGAAATAGAAAAAGAACTTGCAGATGTAAGTAAAATTATTGCTACATTAGCTCCAAAACAGAAAAAATTATCTTCAGGTAAATAATGAATGATTTATTACAACTATGGGAATCTTTTAAATACACAAAGTTTGAAGAAGATGATGAAGTGTTTGAATTTTTGAGACTTGCAAGAGTTAATCAGGATGATGTTCTTGAGAAATTCGAAGCGATCGGATTTTATCATGGGTTTAAAAGTAAGGGAGAATAGATGTTTTATCTAATAATTGATTTTGGCTATAATTTGGATATAGGATAAACAATGAATGGATCTGGAACGTCAGGTGATCCTTGGCAAGTAGTAACTTACTCTGATTTAACTAAAGTCGGGATAGGGTATGACCCTATAGATGATCTTACATATGCCTTAGATGATTATTATGAACTACAAAATGATATAGATGCTTCAGCATCAGCCAGTGGATCTGGATGGTTGCCTATAGGTACTGCTTCAACTCCTTTCCGTGGATATTTTGATGGTGGTGGATTTATAATATCTGATATATTTATTGATCGATCGATTGTAGATGTTGGATTATTTGGGTATGTAACAACCTCAGCTGGATTAGGTGGACATGTTCACGATCTAGGTGTTACGGATGTTGATATTACAGGATCTAATTCCAGAGTCGCAGCAATTGCTGGATATTGTAGATTAGGATTAATTGAAGACTGCTATGCTACAGGAGTAATTAACAACTCATCAGAAAGAACTGGTGGTATTGCAGGACAACTTTGGCAAGGTGGTGGTGAATTTGGGACAGCTCTAAGATGTTATTCCCATGTGACTATAAACGGAGGATCAAATTACACTGGTGGTCTTGTAGGTAGAAACAATGGAGTAGTTGAAGATTGTTACAGTACAGGAGCTGTGTCTAATACTGGTGGTACTGTAGGTGGTTTAGTGGGGACAACTGATGCCACTGGAACTGTTACCGATTCATATTGGGATACACAAACATCAGGACAATCATCCTCCAGTGGAGGAACTGGACATACAACTTCAGAAATGCAAACATTATCGACCTTCTCTGCATGGGATATTGTTGATGAATCTTCTTATGTAAACGAAGAATGGTTTATTGATAGTGGTAATGATTATCCTCGTTTAGGGTGGCAATATGAAGCTACAAGTGGTATTATAATAAATGCTGAATCGGGAACATTTACACTTACTGGTCAAGATGCTGGTCTATTAGCAGATAGAAACATAATTGCTGAATCAGGTAATTTTTCATTGTCTGGTCAAGATGCTGAATTATTAACTAATAGGTTAATACAAGCAGATTCTGGAACTTTTATATTATCAGGTCAAGAAGCTTTATTATTAGCAAATCGTATTATTGATGCTGAATCTGGCTCATTTAATTTATCAGGTCAAGATATAGAATTTATATTAGAAAGAACAATAAATGCTGAATCTGGAATTTTTTCATTAATAGGAAATGATGCAAATTTAATTTATTCTGGTATCGATAAAATATTAAATGCTGAATCAGGATCTTTTATTTTAACAGGTTTTGATGCTGAATTAATAAAAAATAGTATTTTAGATGCTGAATCAGGTATATTTAATTTAATTGGATTTGATGCTGAATTAATATGGTCAGGTGACACTGGTATAATTGGTAAAGTGTCAGTTACTATAGAATTATTAACACCATCATCAGATATAGAATTATCATCACCATCTATGAAAATAAAATTGGAATCACCAAAATCAACAATAAATTTAAGTAGTCCATTAGCAACAATGGAATTGGAGTAAAATATGTCAAGAAATGCATTAAAATCATCAGTTACACCAAATGAAAAAGGAACTCTAACAGCAAGAGGTAATTTTACTGATAGTACTAAAAAATTAGTAACACCAAATTCTGCAATATGGTCATTAACTGACAAAGACGGAAATTTTATTAATGAGAGACAAGATATTCCAATAGTTGGATTTTCAACATCTTATTTAGTTACTATGACTAAAAATGATCTTGCAGTACCAGATGCATCAGATTTAAAAAGATATTTTCTTATAACTTATAATTATGATTCAGATGAAGGTTCTGATTTACAAGAAAATGAAGAAATAGAATTTTCTATAAAGAACCTTAAGTCAGTACAGTAAAAGTACCTTCCTTTGTGTGTCCTTTCCTGTCCTTCCTTTATAAAGGGCAAAGAGGGGCATGAGTACCACCTATAAAAAGAAAAGCCAAGGAGAAGCCACCATGAAGGTGGCATATCTATGTAGATATTATATACCAGAATATGCCAAGGTTAATGGACAGCCACCCTCAGTACATTTTATCTGTAAAAGATTTCACATGGGGTTCATTCTTATCAGAAAGGACTGCTTTGCAGTTCCGAACAAGTTCGGATTCCAGATTATTAGAATTCTTTTTTAAATTAGGGTCAGGAATTATCTTCTGGTAAGATATTATGTGAAGTTTCTACACACAATCCACACATAAACACACAAAATCCCCACAAAAACTCTACAAATTCTACATTGACAAAATTATATCAGATATGTTATAATTTTTATAGAGATTAAGAGGAGATTTAAGATGAAAAAGATTGATGGAATGGAAATTGTAGAAATTGGTGATATAATACTTAATACAGATGGTTCAGAAATGGGAATAGTAGTTAATGAGATTGATTGTCATTTAATTCTTGATAATGGAATAGAAATTCATTTAAGTGATGTTCCTAGTGTTAAAGATAATGAAATAACAATTGCTTTCTGTGGTGATGCATGGTTTAATTTTCACACAATGATGAAAATTGGTAATTCAGATCGTCTAATAAAATACATCAATAACAAAAAACTTAAAGTTAAAAATGAAAGTAATTTTAAGTTCTCAGATAGATTTTGGTATAATATATAATAAGGAGTCCGAAGTGACAAACGAAATTAAAGATTTAATGAAGAAAGCTTACAGAGATGGTGAAACTGAGAATGTTAAAGTTCAGAAATATAATACTTTTGCAGTAGTAGCAATCAGAAATCCAAAAACTGGAAAAGTTACAGCTGGTAATGTTTATGCTAAAGGAACTAGAGTTACATTTAATATCCCAATGAACTGTAAGCATGTTGCAGATGAATTAATTACAGAATTTACAGAAGAACTTCTTGATGAATTGAAGATAGATGTTAAAACAGAGGAATTGACAGAGAGCGAAAGCCATGTTATAATAAAGAAAACCCAAACACAGGAGGTCCAGATGGACGCAAATTTACAGGAAGAGATTAGAAACATTGTGGCAAGTGGTGAGAAGAAAGGCTCAACACCTGAAGGTAAAGAATTTGAAGTTAAATCTTCTGCTGGTGTCAGGAAGATTAAATTCGGTGACGAATTTTACACTGCAATCGGAACCAAGAGAGTTCGTGTTCTCAAATCAACTGAGAAAGAATTTAATGAGATTGCTGGTGGGAAAAAGAAACCTGCAAAAGCTAAAGCAGATAAACCTGCTAAAGCTAAAAAATCAAAAGATCCGAAACCTGCAAGAGAAGATGTCAAATGTGCGAAATGTGGAGAAACATTCTCCAGATCAAAATTCGCTCCCAATCAGACAGAATGTCCGAAATGCAAACCGAGAAGAGGTGGAGAAGCTAAACCTGCAAGAATCACTGTAAAATGTGAAACCTGTGGTAAAGATTTCGAGACTTCCAAATTCACACCGAATGCGAAACAGTGTCACGACTGTAAACCACGCAGATCTAAAGGTGAATCAAAACCCGTTGAACCGAGAAAATGTGAAGTCACCGGAGAAATGTTTACTCCTTCCAAATTCAATCCAAATGCTAAAGTCAGTCCTGAAGGTCTGAAGATTCAGAAATTGGAAAATGCTAAAGCTGGTAGAATTACCACTGCATTCGAAAAGATCCGGGATCAGAAAGTCCTTGAAGGTACTGGAGCATCTGAAATTCAGAAAGCTCTTGAAATGGCATGGGATGAAGGAATTCATGCTATCCCTTCAATGATCAAAGCTGTAAAGGTCCATTTCGGACCCAAAAAAGTGAAATCTGAGAAGGCTACAAATTATGAAGCACCTCAGGAAGATCAGGAAGAAGTTAAATAATCCTACTGATGATGACTAATGGGAGTTAGTCGAAACTAGGGATCGGATTTTCCGGTCCTTTAGTCTAGGAAACCAAATCGCCCGAAGTGGCATATAGTAGGTAACATGGACATAAAAAATATCATTGAAACCAACCCTAATGGATTGGTACACGTCATTAAATCTGCCTTAGGTAGTAAATATTATCATTTAAAACAAGATGAAGATAAAGAACAGACATTCTGGTTGGGAGTTGTGAAGGCAATTTCCTCAATAGATTATGATCGAGATCCTTTAGGATATCTCATATTATCTGGCTGGAATGAAATTCGAAATTATAATAAACATATATGGTCAAGAGATATAGTTAGATTCTGTTCCCGGTGTAATAAATATTATGGTTATCGAACCCGAATTTGTCCCACTTGTGGTGATGATATGCAAAACCTTAAACGATCTCAAATCTATAATGATAATTGTCATTTCTCACATGAATCTGATATTGATATTATGCTCAATATTGAAGAATTTGTTAATACTCTATCCTGGAAACAAAAATATGTAGCTAGTAGGTGGTTACTTGATAGAGCCGATCTTATGTACCAAAATTATAGTAAACAATTAGCTCGGGAATTAGGTGTATCAGCACCTATGATTAGTAAATATGTTAAGCAAATTAGAACAAAGTTCAAGGAGTGGAATAAATGACATATGCTGAATTAAAAGCTAAAATGTATGAATATCGGATGGGTCGCATTTTAAGATGTGAATTGGAATATCATATAGGTATTTGGCAGGGTACTTATGGTTGGAAATATAGGAGATTAAATTATGGGTGAAATGGCAGATCTTGAATTAGATAAATGGGAAGAACAAATTGGTTATTTGGAAGCAAGTATTGATCATCAAATACGAAACCATAGATGTAATCTTAAAAAAAAGGTGTGGTCAACCAGAAATAAAGGTGATATCAAAATTAAAGATATGGATAACAGACATTTGAGAAATACTATTAATATGCTATCTAAGGATGTGAATGTTCACCAAATTATACCTGAAATTAAAGAAATTAAAGCATCATATATAAAATTGATGCGTAAGCAATTAAACAAGAACTTAAAGAAAGTTAAAGTGGCAGGATGGGATATCAGCCAAGGTTAATCGACCGAGTGTCTAAGGACACTTGGTAAGTATAGGAGAAATGAAATGACAAAGATACCATTACCCATATCAGCCAGTTATGTATCGCATTGGACGATTTATGAGGCATTAAGGGAACTTTATCAAAATGCTATCGATGAACAGAATTCATCAAATCAGCAGATGATCTCTAGATATGAAGAAGATTTAAAAATGCTGACAATAGGGAATTATGATACTAGTTTATCTAAAAGTACATTAGTATTAGGTAATTCTCCGAAAATGTCTGATGATTCTCAGATTGGGAATTTTGGGGAAGGTTATAAACTGGCATTAGTTGTGTTATTAAGAAATAAACTAAAAATACGAATTAAAAATGGCAGTGAATTATGGATTCCATCATTAGAATATAATGAAGATTTCCAGACTGATATATTAACTATTAGTATTCATCCCGGTGGTGAAAATCCTAATCACTCAGTTCAATTTGAGATTACTGGAATTAAACCATCAGTTTATAATGCCTATACTCAATATAATATGCATCTCCAGCAAGATTTGCAAACTATAGGTGGTGAAGATGGTGAAATCTTATTGAATGAACGGAATAAATCAAAGATGTTCGTTGAGGGTTTATTTATTTGTAAGATGAATGAGGATTTTAAGTATGGATATAATTTCAAAGCTGGTATTATACCAGTAGATAGAGATAGGATGAAATTAAATTCATTTGATGTAAAATGGCGAACATCAAAAATGATATCAAAAGTTGAAGATGATAATTTTATATTAGATCTTATTGACGAGAAAACTCCTGATGTGACTTATATTGATTCTCATTTATCAGATAATGATATATCAGAAAAACTCTATAAATATTTCCAAATTGAACATCAAAATTGTATTCCTGTAGAAGATGAAAATAGTAGAGAACGAATTGAACAAGAATATGATGGTGTGAAAGCCAAAGTTGTTGGTTCTTATAGATTTAATTTACTTAGATTTTCTGAAGAATATCAGAAAGATAAGAGTACCTTAAAACCAAGATATATACCAACTCCAAATGAGATATTAATTAAGTTTATCGATACATATGATGAACTCTTTTCATCTGCATTAAAGGTTAAATTTGTGGATGAAATTATGACAATATCTAAAAATTGGAAAATTAAATAACCGGATTGTTGAGGGCTGGAAAATTTCCAGCTCTTATATAATCTTATTATTTAAGGAGAAATAGCATGAAAGCTGACGTAATTGTAGACATGCAGTATGGCAGTACCGCAAAAGGTAAAGTAGCTCAGTATTTGGTGACACAGAAGAGATATTCTGCATCAATGAGAGTTCAATCAATTCAGGCAGGTCATACAGTCTATTACAGGGGTAAAGCATTTAAAATGCGTACAATACCTTGTGCATGGGTAGACCCAAATGTCCTATTATTATTAGGACCGGGAATTTTTATTGATAAGGATTTACTCCTTCATGAAATCGATATGCTTGAAAAAGCAGGTGTAGAGGTGAAATCCAGACTATATCTTGATTTCAGAGCAAACTATATCATTGAAGCAGATAAAATTGCAGAAGCAGATGCAGGACTCACAAAGAAAATGGGTTCTACTGGAGAAGGTGCTGGATCATCTCTGATTAGGAAAATTTGGAGAAAATCTGAATCTACCAGAGTATGTGATGATGAATGGGCTATGACACAGGGTCTGCAGGTCTGTGATACAATTACTCTTATGGATCGATTAAATACGGTTCTTGTAGAAGGCTGTCAAGGAACTATGTTATCAATTCATACTTCACCTGAATATCCATTTGTAACATCTCGTGAAGCTTCGGTATCAGGTATTATTTCTGAATGTGGAATTTCACCATTTGATGTGGAGAATATCCATGGAGTTTTTAGAACTTATCCAATTAGAGTTGGTGGAAATTCAGGAAAGACTGCTAGTGAAGAACTTACTTGGGATGAAATTTCAAAAAGATCTGGTCTTAGAAATCTTAAACCAGAAACCACTACTGTTACTGGTAGAGATCGCAGAATTTTCGAATACAGTGCTAGTGAGATGAAGCATGCGATGATGATAAATCGTCCAAATCATCTTTATTTGACATTTATTGATTATCTCAATTCTGGTGATTATGGTAAAAAGGGTACTTATGATAAATTGAGCCAGACATCCAGAAAATGGATTGAAGAACGTGAAAAAGAGCTTGGTAATATAAACTGGTTGTCAACTGGTGAACAAGCTGAACATTATATAACAAGGTAGGTATTGCGAATGTGGAATACAGGTGCAAATAGTAACTCCGGAGGGAGTAAAGAAGCATTTATCCGAGAAGGCAATTTAGATTTCCTTACAATTACAGAAGAAAAGCACAGAGTTACACCATTAACTCAGGCTGTAGATGTTGATTTGGTCATGAGCCAGAATCAACTAACAAGAGAACAGGCTATGGAGCACATTTATACTGTTATGGCAGAATCTATGTGGATCAATCCAAAACCTTATTGGGAACATTCAGTTCCTAGTATACCTAATGTCCGGTTTTTTTCAACAATCCCTTGTCAGGGAAGACAGACTTGTAAATGTTGTGCTGATAATGGAACTGCTGAAACTCAGGGAATTACTGAGAATAAAATGAAACCTTTCCCGGTTAGAAAGAAATTTGTAATCCCGGTATGGTCTTATAAGTTAAATCGGGTACTATTTATCAGAAACAATGAAAAATTTGTTAATGCTATGGGTGAATATATCAATCAGTTTGGTGATGCTATTGAATTTGATGTCTGGAGAACTGGTAAAGGGTTTGGTACTGAATATCATAGTATGTATATTGGTCCAAGGACACAGCAACTCCCGGCTAATATTGAATTGATTCTTCCAAATCAGATTGATCTGACAATATCTGAAGAAGAAATTAACAAGAGAATTGGCAATAAATCAGCCGGGGCAAGAGGAACTGCAATTCAGCAGAATCAGAATGCTGGATATCAACCACCTGCAAATCAGCAGTATGGTCAGCCTATGCAGACAGGTCAACCTGTTCAGCAGAATCAACCACCAGTACAACAGGGACAAATAAATCATATTCATGATAATTCTCCTGTTCCGGGTACTGTTATTGAACCTTCAGTTGGACAATATATGTTACCATTTGGTAATTATAAAGGGCAGAGTCTTGAAGCAGTATATCAGGGTGGAGATCTTGAATATCTAACATTCCTTAAAAATCAGGGTGCTGGATTGGTTAAAGAAAAAGTTATAGCCTTCTTAATGGAAAAAGGTGAAGTATGAATATAAACGAGATTTATGAGAAAGCTAAAAAACTTGTAGATCTTGAAGATTCTGGACCAGTACCATTTGTAGTGAGTACTGGTTCAGTTCTTGTAGATCAGGCTTCAGGAATTGGAGGTCTTCCCGGTGGAAGATTTATAGAGATATATGGTCCTGAGAGTTCCGGGAAAACTACACTTGCATTACATGCTATGGCAAATGCTCAGAAAATGGAATTGCCAGTAGCTATGATAGATGCAGAACATGCATTTGATGAATCTTATGCAAAAGCTATTGGATTATCTGGTGAAAGAAATATGGATTGGTTTTATGGTGCACCAGATACAACAGAACAGACCATTGAACTTATTGAACTTTTAATTGTAGAAGGATTTAAATTAATAGTGGTTGATTCTGTAGCATCAATGATTCCAAAAGCTGAACTTGAAGGTGAAGTTGGTGAATCTGTTATGGGACTTCAGGCAAGATTAATGTCTGGTGCTTGTCGAAGATTGGTTGGACAAGTATCAAAACAGGGTGTGTTGGTAATATTCATTAATCAACTTAGAAGTAAAATTGGTGTTGTTTTTGGATCTCCAGAAGTTACCACTGGTGGAAATGCTCTTAAATTCTATGCATCAATGCGAATAGATATGAGAGCAGTTGGTGATAAAATTAAAGTTAAAGATCAAGAAATAGGTCAATTCCGTAAAGTAACTTTTAAGAAAAATAAATTAGCTCCTCCACTCAAAATAGTAATGGCTCCTATTAAATATGGGGTTGGATTTTGGGCAGGAGCAGAAATACTTGATATGCTACTCACTAAGAAAATTGTTACTAAGAAATCTAGCTATTTTTATTATGGTGAAGATGTTCTTGGAGCTGGTAAAGCTAATGCAGTATCGGCTATAGAAGAAGATATTGAATACTTCAGATCTTTAGCGAATGGAGGAGAAGATGCTTAATCATAGAAAAATTCGTGCATTAAGACATACATATAGATTCAACTTCCATCATGTTAATTCTAGGCAGAATGTAGCAGAACATTCATTTTATGTAGCTATTTATGCAAGGGAATTTGCAAAAATTATCTTTAGCAATGATTCATTTTCAGTAGCACAGACAGTTAAAATGGCACTTGAACATGATTTTGAAGAAGCTATTATAGGTGACATTCCCTATTTAATTAGAAAACAGATGTCAGATAGTTTGTTAAAGGAATTAAATACTAAAGCTATGGATGAGCTTGGTGTTCATATTGAAGAAGATATGAAATACTCTCAAATTAAATCTATTGTTGATTTTGCGGATGCATTTGAACTTAAAATTTATCTTGAAGAAGAGAGAAAATCTGGTAATGTTGGTTTATATCAAATAGAACGTGAAACATATAAAAGATTAATTGATTCACCATTATATGATTTATTGACCAAACATTTTTCAATAGAGCCAGTTAGACCAGCCAGAATGACTGAATTTATGTCTCATGAAGGTGACTGATGGAAGAAAGAGAAATTACTGTTGATAATATCATGAAAATTCCATATGATTATATTAATCGATCATTTTATAAGATGATCCATATTCATGTGGAAATGAATACTATGGATGATGAAAAATTTGTCTATATGTTGGGTTATTATCCTGCTATTTATCATTACTTCTCAGAACTTTATACTTTTTGTATCGGTCAATTGAGAAGAGCACAAAAATTGGATGATAAAGTTAAAATTAATGAAGCTAGAGATAAAAGAGATATGATGGAGCACTTAATGAAAGATGCCAAACTTCAATATGATTCGCTTTCCAGAAAGATCACTGTATTTCAAGATATTGCTTCAAGAGGTGAATAATGGTACATTCAAAACCTTGTATGGAAATATTGTCGGAATTAGATTTTCCGAAGTCAAGCTATATGTGGTTGGAATCTATTCTATTAAATCATTCTAAAAAACAGATTATATCACTTGTAGACAATAAAGATCCAGATGGTGAACATAGTTGGTCATGGTTTACTCCATTTTTTAAAGGTTATGTTAAAAAGACACTTGATTATGTAGTAGATATGAATGATTCTTTTTGGATTGCATATGATATAATCTGTAATTTTGTTGATCCATTTCAAGTATCAGATATGGAACTGATAAAACGAATGTCACATGATATAGATAGAATTCATAGAGCTATTAATAAATCAAAACCAAATATCAGATATGTAGTAAAAGTATGGGATGGATTACCACCTACTATGCTTGGAATTGAAAGATCATATGAAATTCCAGAGATCAAAAAACATAAAGTTGTAACTAAAATTTTTTAGAGTTAATAGATAATATATCTTAGTACACTTGGAAGTAAAGGAAATCAAATGAAAATAACTCTCTTAGATATATTAAATCAATATGGTGTAAATTTAAAAAGCAGAGGTTTGGAACATTGGGCAGAATGTCCTTTTCATGAAGATACCAATCCATCATTTTCAGTATCTGAAGTAAATGATAATCATGTATGGTATTGTTTCTCATGTAAAAGAGGTGGTGGTCCAATAGAATTCCTATCTGAAATAGAAAATATTCCAATACAAGAAGCAAGAAAAAATTATGATAATATGTGTGGGATTGAAAGAGATTTACCACAGGAAAGACAGACTCTTACTGAAATAGTAAGTTATTTACAATCAGATTTTTGGGGTAGTCCCGGTGGCAAATATATCCATAGTCGTGGAATTTCAAGAGAAACTGCAGAAAAAAATGGTCTTGGTTATTGTTCAGACATGCAATCTTTATTTGACCATTTTCATATAGATAGACAATATGCATATCATATAGGAATTCCAACTGATATTTCAGATTGTGTAATATATCCATTTTTTGACTACGATGGTTGTTTCAAAATTCATTCAAGAACCATTAAAGATAAACAATATTTAACACATGAGGGTAAATATTTTAGACATTCATTATGGGGTCTTAATCGTATAAAGCTTGCTAAAGGTGAATCATTATCACTTGTAGAAGGTCAACATGACAAAATGGGACTTGAAGATCATGGTATTCAAGCAGTAGCTATGATGAGTACAGCAATGCATAAAGAATATTGGGATGAATTGATATCACATGGTGTTAATCGGGTTACTTTTGTTTTCGATGGTGACCACGCAGGTCGTGAAGCTATGGTTAAGATAGTTGAAAATTTTGATCCTAGATTTATTATAGATTTCAAACCATTACCATATGGAGATCCAGACGATGCTATAAAAGAAAATAGATATGATCAAATCCAGCGAATGACTATGTTGGAATGGTATATATCATATAAGCATCAGAAATTAGAGACTCTATCTGATAAAATTAGTATGTATAAGGATATCTCAAAATTTTATATAAGATTAAGTGCAGAAGATAAGATATTAACTAAGCAATATTTTAAAGAACAATTTGGAGATGATGAAGCTCTAGATTACCTTTATTTCACTATAAAGCCTGATTTCAAACTTGAAAGGACAGTTATTGCTAATTGTCTTTATTCAGAACACATAAAGCATGAAACACTTCAGAAATTGGATGATACTGCATTTCACTTAAAGAAGCATAAAGATTTGATGTCATTCATTAAATTGAATAATGCCACCAGTGCTATGATAGATAATAAATTTGATGAAGATTTTTCAAACAATGTGGATTTGATGAATTATATGGATTATATAAATGAATTAAAAGAGATTTCTGTAAGAATGTCATTATCTAAATTATTTGATAAAGCTAAAGGTAGACTTATTGCAGAATCAGCTTCTCAAGTAATAGGTGAAATGATGGATTCATTCTATGAGATATCTGATAATACAACTCATGTTCATTCTAGTTCAGATACAGTGAAAGAGGTAATGAAGGATATATCTGATAGAGTAGAAAATCCAAATGTTCTTGGTATTCCACTTAATGAGAATAATTTCCCTATTTTAAATAAATCATTACTTGGGTTTGTACCAAATAAGCTTATTCTCCTTTCCGGGGTAACTGGTCATGGTAAAACTATCGTAGCTAATAACTTTATAGATGACTTGATATTTGAACAGAATGAGAAAGTTTGTATGGTAAGTTTAGAGATGACTCCAGCAGAATTAGTTGAAAGACAACTTGCTATTAAATCTGGAATCTCTAGTACTAAAATACTTACAGGATCATTAGACCAATCAGAATATGATGAAATTATGATCAATGCTAAAAAGATGTTAACAGACAACCTACATATAGTATATGGTGTACATGATATTTATGAGATAGTTTCAATAGTAAAATCTCTTGTGGCTAGACATGGAATTAGAATAGTTGTAATAGATTATATTCAATTAGTTGGAATGAAGGGTCGATCTGATCGATGGGAACAATTAATGAAAATATCTGGTATACTTAAAAATAAAGTATGCTCAAAAGATACTACAGTAATTGCAATATCACAGCTAAAAGATGCTGAAGGTATGAGTATTAGGAAACAGTCTGGATCAACTGGAACAGTAAATGATGTTGATGTAGGTATTGTTATTAGACAACTCCGGGGAGATGATTGTAAAGATGGAGCAAACTTTATGATCAATGTTGACAAACATAGATATGGTATGGATGGTGTATTAATACCAGCATACTTTGACAAAGCTACATTAAGAATTAAGGAGAAATTAGTATGATAATTTCAATTACAGGTATGCCATTATCCGGTAAAACTACACTTATTAATGAAATAAAGAAAGAAATTGATATTCCAGTATTATCAACTGGAGATTTAGCAAGAGAACTTGGTATGAGATATGAAGAATCTATTAAATCATATGATATGTCAATGGATTTAAATGAAGCAATTATTGATCATGTATTAACATTCATAAATGAACATAAACATTGTATATTAGATGGGTTTCCAAGATCAGAAGAACAAATAAAATTATTGATGTCTTATAATCTATCGGTAATATTTGTTCAAGCAAATCCTCTTGAAATATACGAAAGAGCAGTAAATAGGAATCGAGATAAAAACGATAAATATGAAGTTGTTGTTGGTAGATGTGAAGCATCTATAAAATTGAAACAAAAACTTTATGAACATCTTGATAATTTTATAATATTTACATCAGATGATAGGTTTGATGAATATAAAGGTGATATAATTAAATATATTAAAGGGAGGATTAAATGAGAAAATTGGTTGGTCGTATTTTAGAATGGTTCATGTCATATGATCATACAGTATTAGTGGCACATGGAAGGAAAACACCAAAATTGCCATTTAGATCATATAGTGGTGATGCAGGTTATGATTTATTCTGTTCAAAGAAAACTACTATTAAGGCAGGTGGTTCTGCTTTAATTCCATCTGGCATTGCTATAGATCCAAAAGAAAGAATATGGTTTCACCTTGGTCCAAGATCATCTACATTTAGAAATCTTGGTCTTGAAGTTGTAACTGCAGTACTTGATAATGACTATCGTGGAGAGCTTTTTGCTCAGGTTATTAATCCAAGTATAGAAGATATAGTGGTGGCAAAAGGTAGTAGAATAGTACAAGTTATACCACACAGATTGATTCCGGTACGATTTAAATATGGTGAATTATCTGAATCTCCAAGGGGTGGAAAGGGTTTCGGATCATCTGGAGTCTAATAAACAGGGATAGGATTTCCTTTCCCTTCCTTTGGTTCTTTGATGTTAGTGGGTATTAGTGGTCCACCTGCACCGGGAGAATCCAAGGAAAGCAAAGGAGAAATAAAATGAATAATGCAGTACATTTACATACTCATACAGAATATAGTGTACTTGATGGGATTATAAAAATCCCGGAACTTATTAAACAGGTGAAGTCATTTGGAATGCCAGCAGTAGCAATTACTGATCATGGTACTATAGGTGGCATACCTGAATTTTGGAAAGAATGTAAAAAGGCTGATATCAAGCCGATTCTAGGATGTGAATTTTATCATAGTATAGACAAAGAATCAAAAGAGAATTATCATATAACATTGCTTGCAAAGAATAAGATAGGATTTCAGAACTTGGTAAATCTTACTAATAGAGCAAATGATAACTTTTATAAAAGACCAAGGGTAACTACTGCCGATATAAAGGAATTTGGAACAGGAATAATAGGTCTATCTGGTTGTATGGGTAGCTACATGTCACAAACTACTATTGCAGGTAAAACAGATTGGAATTTCTATCAGGAAATGAAAGAATGTCTGGAAGATTTCTTCCTTGAGATACACTATAACGAAATTCCAGAACAGAAGATCATAATGGATGAATTCCTTAAGTCTGGTCTACCTTGTGTATGTGCTGTCGATGCTCATTATCTTAAAGAAGATCATAAATTCGCACATAGTGTTGCACTTGGAATTATGACCAATAAGAAGATAGATGACCCAAAAGCATTTAAATTCAATGGTGATGGATATTATATAAAAGATCGGTCAGAAATGGAACTCCTATTTCCAAAAGAGACTATCGATATGACTATGAAAATAGCCGACATGATAGAAAATTATGATATCGGGTTTGAAAATTGGGATATGCCAGAAATAGAAGTAGATGTAGATCAAGAATTTAGATTATTAGATATTAAATTAGATGAATATTTATGTAGTATAACAGATTGGGAAGAGCCAAATAAAACTGATATTAAGATCTATAATGAAAGACTTAAATATGAATTTGGTGTTATTAAAGACAACGGATTTCTTCCTTATTTTAAAATGGTGGCAGGATTATGTAAATACTTTGATGATAATAATATGTTCCGGGGATGGGCTAGAGGTTCTGCAGGTGGATCACTTGTAGCATTTCTTTACGGTATCACAAAAATTGATCCTATTGAGTGGGGTCTTTATTTTGAGAGATTCCTTAATCCAAGTCGTATTACTCCACCGGATATTGACCTTGACTTTCAGCCAGACCATAAATCTATTGCTATTGACTATTTCAGAGAGCATTATGGTGAAGTATATCAGATTGGATCATATGGAACACTATCATCAAAAGAGGTAATAAATTCAGTATCTCGTATAATGGGTTATAGTACTAAACTTGGTGAATATGTACCAGAACAAGCTCCAGTTCCATCTATAGCAGATCTGATGGAGAAAAATAAGCCATTTCAGCGAGAAGCTATGAAATGTAATAAGCAATTTGTAGAAACACTACTTATTTTAGAGAAGAGTAAGAAGAATGTTGCTACACATGCATCTGGTGTTATAGTTGGTAGTAAGACTCCATATCGTACAGCAAGGTCCGGAGTTAACAAGGGTCTTAAGATGACTATGTGGGACATGTATGCACTTGAAGATATGAAATACGTGAAGTTTGATATCTTGGGTGTTACCAATCTTGCTATCATAGATAAAATCTGTAAGGCAGTAAATCTTAAAGTTGAAGATATATCATTAAATGACGCACAAACATTCGATATCATCAATAAATTGGACACAGTTGGGATCTTTCAGTGGGAATCAGATGGATTTAAGAATGTCATAAAGAGACTTCATCCAGATACATTTGATGAATTACTTGACCTTAATACTTTATATAGACCCGGACCTATAGAATCAGGTCTTACAGATCAATATATCAACAGAAAGTTCGGTAAAGAAAAAGTAGTACAACTCCATCCGAAGTTAAAGATGAAGACTCAAGGATTACCACTCTATCAGGAAGATATAATGTCAATGGCAAGAGATCTTGCTGGTTTTACATTATCTGAAGCAGACTTACTCAGAAAAGCAATTGGTAAAAAGAATGCTAAATTGTTTACAGAAGTTCATGAAATGTGGATAATCGGGTGTAATAAAAATGGAATCGATGAACAGGAAGCTATCAATCTATGGGATATGATAGAAAAATTTGCCCGGTATACATGGAATAAAGCACATTCAGTAGCTTATACATTGATCTCGTGGTGGACTGCATATTTATCAGCTCATTATCCAGCTCATTTTATGTGTGAACTTATGAATAGTGCCAATAGTGCAGATAGGAAGAGAGTTATTATATCTGAATGTAGGAGAAGGAAAATAGATTTAAAACATCCTGATATCAACATCTCCGGGTTAAATGCAGTAGTTTATGATGGTAGTATCTTCTTTGGTTTATCTGGTGTTAAATATGTTGGTGAGAAATCACTACTTAAGATGCTGGCTGTTAGAGATGAAGGAGCATTCTTAACTATTCAGGATTTAATGGATAGAACTAAGTTAACATCAAGGATGATAGAATATCTGGCTATGGCAGGTGCTTTTGTACACTCATTTGATGATGAAATTCCAACATTAGAAGATGAAAAAGAAGCACTTGGGTCTACAATTTCTGGTAGAATTATAGATAAATATTGGTGGAAAGATAAATGCAGTATATTGGGTGAAATTATTGATGTACACAGAATTACAACGAAAAAGGGTGATCCAATGTGCTTTCTTAAGATTGAATATCAGGACAGGATAGATTCTGCTACCGTTTTTCCCGGTCTTTATTCTGTAGCCAGTGGAACATTAAAGAAAGGTTATATAGGTTTATTCGATGTGGAAGATCGTGGAGTACTTAATAAATTTTCAGATCCGGATAGAATTGACCATTTTAAAATTGCTGTAAATGATGGAGATGGATTTCTATCATTCAGACCATCATTAATAGGAGAACCAAATATTTACTGTGGTGGTGCTTCAATTTCCAGAATGGATTTAGATGATAAAGCACTTCATTTTATAGAAGACAATTTTGGGGTTAATGACATTTTTATTTAAGTACACTTGATAAATAAGGAGATTTCAATGAGTTATCCAAAAGGAAAGAACTACTATAAAAATAACCTTATAAAGAAACCATTTAAGAAACATCCTCCATATGATTTTGAGGGAAGATATTTTGATAATCGCAGTGAACCTATACAGTGTCTTTGTGGGATTTGGTATGATGGAATAAAAAGAAATATATGTCCTGATTGTGGGCTATAAGGAGATTAAAAATGGCAAGGTTTATTTTTACATTTGGTCAACAACATGTACATGAAGTTGATGATGAAGTATTAGATAAAGATTGTGTTGCAGTTATCGAAGCTACAGATCATAATGAAGCTAGAGAGATAGCATGGGCTTTATTTGGTCCCAAATTTGGGACATCATATAGTGAGGAAGCATTTGATAATGGTGATTGTATTAAATATTTCCCTCGTGGAAAAGTGGAGTTGAATTAATGAATTATAAAGAAGTGAAGCAGAAGACATTAGATATGTATAATATCCTTAATGATCTTAGAGATTTGGGTGGTCATATAAAG